CATACCGGCATCGCGGCCCTCTTCCGTCCCGTACCTGTCTATCTGGGATTGAGGATCGATCAACGCGAGATAACGGTCACCCTGCTGGATAGAGTTAAGAAGTTGTTTCTTTAGTTCCAGCAAACCGTAGTCGGCCGGGTCCTTAAACGGGGTATCGGGAGGTTTTTTGGAAATCTGCTCTAGGCGAGGAATAGCCGAACGCGGTTGTGAGAAGTCCTGAAGAGCCTGTTCTTCCTCCGGAGTACGATATCCACGGCGCACTTCGACCGTGTGCTCGGCCATACCCGGTTGGTTAAGGAACGTCTGGTCAGATTGTAACCGCCTCTGCTGCTCGGGAGTAAGGTGAGAGAGAACATCCTGAGGAAACTGTTTGATCTTCTCCGCCGCAGCCTGATGTCTGTCGGATTGAATCTCTTCTACCAATCGGGCTGTCGGACTAGTCGCCTTCTCGGCATCCGAGAGGTAGGCTGCCCCGCTGGCCTGAGTTACGGGATCGACATAATGCCTGGTCGTCCGAGACCACGAGAGATCGCGTGGAGAGAAGTGAGAGGGAAATGTTCCGAAATCCTTCGAAGTGGTTATATTCTCTTCGTAACTATTCGGTACTCCTGGGGTATGAGCCCAATCGGGATAGAATGCGTCGCCGAATTCGGGTCCTCCGCGCGTCCGCTTGCCTCCTAACTCGGCGAGGGCGCTTATCTCTGGCAGTCGCGCTGATACGGCCTTCGGCGTATTCGATCCCTGCATGCGGGCGTAAATGTTAAATCCGGGGCGATTCCGATGCAGGTGTTCCAGAAGAACATCCTTCGAGAGTCTCATGTCGGTTGGGTCTATCGGGCTATGCAAGACCGAGGCGAGGTTGTTTCGAGCCTCATCAGTTCCTTCCGACCCGAAGGCATTTAACAGACCTGGCAGACCGGAATAGCGAAGCTCCTCAGCTTTCAGTGGGAACTGATGGCCGTTGCGGGTAACGGTTAGGCCGGGCTTTAGGTAATTCTGCCACTGCTGTGCCGGGGCCTTCTCGAACGGAGCCGCGCGAACGGCCTCGTCGAGGGTGGAGAAGAACCCAAGCTGGGGGAGCTTGTTCTTTAGGTACTGGAGTACCGCGTCGAATTCACCTGCGTTTGGCATACTCATCTCTACTGGCTAGGAGTAGATACCGCACCCGGCAGCGCGCCGGCTCCCGCTCCCCCGAGAACTGCACCCGCCGCGCCGACGTTGCGACCTATCGCTTGGCCCGAGTTCATGCGTCGCGAGAGCGCTTCGAGGCTCATCAGCTTATCGGCGCCCTGCCGGCCTTGCAGGCGCATTATATCAGAGACCGGTCCGCCCGGTATTTTCGGGGCGCCGAGCACGTCGATAAAGCTCCGGATCGCGGCGAGCTTCGGATTGATGCTATGTGACGCTGACTTAGCGATCGTACCGGCGACGCCGGGGCCTCCTTGTATCGCCATACGCGCGCCTCGCTGTCCCTGGGAGAGCAGCCCGCGTGTCCGAGAGAACATATCCGCTTCGCGCTGGAGGCCCGCGATAAAGGCTTGGGCTTTCTTCGGGTCATCGAACATCGCAGCGAGCTTCGCCTTCATATCCGAGGTACCCATTATCGCGAGCGCCGGGTTTCCCTGCTTGACGTTACCGATCTGCCGAAACAGATATTCGCCAACCCCAGAGCGATAGGCGTCGCGGGCAGAGAAGGACATTGCCCCGATCTTCGCCCGGACCTGCTCCGGGGTCAGCTTCTTAAAATCATTCAACCCGTCATTTAGGGCGCCGAGGACTTCCGCATCACTCTGGTATTGCTGCCTAGCGGCCTGATAGGGAGAGCCGCCGGTCGGCAGGGTAGTTGCCGTATCTAACTCGTTTACGAGTCGATCGCGCATACCACCGAGCAACCGCGCCTCGTTATTATTCCCGGCACGCCGAGCACCCCCGACCTGATCGTCTAAGGCTCGCTTGACGTAATCGAGGAACTGAAGCGACGGCTTTCTTACCATACCCATGACGTCCGGCTTGCCCGGCAGCAGTCCATCCATCTGCATTAGCTGTGCAGCCTTCTTCGCTGCCGCCTTTCCCGGCTTAGTCTTTAGGATGTTTAAGAGTTCCTGAGATTGGATGGCCGGGAACTGAGCATACGCTTGCTGATAGAGAGGCTTCGCGTTGGTCTTCAGGGCCTGTACGAGCTTCGTCTGCTCCGCTCCAAACGGTGTCGACGGCGCGAGCCCTTGGTTTACGGCGTCCTCGACTCGCCCCGCCGTTCCGGCTTGTCGCTGCCCGAGCTGTGTGGCGAAAGCCTGTGACTTTAGATCCGGCTGGGCGAGCGCCGTCTGCGCGAGTGCCTGACCGCGAGGCCCCATTACGTCTGCGATCGTTTCCTGGTTAGGAACTGGGCCGCGCGCACCCGCCCGCATCTGTTGGGCAAGAGCCTTTAGCCGGGCGGAAGCCGCGCTAGCGTTCCCCTCGTCCTCTAGTACAGTCCGGGCTACTAGCCTATCGGCCGGCTTGCTCCCGAGGGTCGCTATACGCTCCGCGAGAGGCCCGGAGAGCCGGCCAAAGACCGCTGCCGGGGCGCCGAGGCCGACCCCCGCCAAAATCTCCTCCGGATGCCCGCTAGAGATCGCGTGCGGGGTCGCTGCGGCCCCTCCTGCGACCCCCCCGGCCGTCGCAGAGCCGATTACGGGGTGGTCAGCGATAAAGGACCGTAGCCGCCCGAGAGCATCGCCAAGGATCGGGTAACGGCGCCCGATTAGAGCCGCAGCCCCAGCCCCTACGGCTCCGGCGCCGAGTAGCTCAGCGGTATGCAGTGCGGTCGAATCCTTCGTGACTGCCGGGACCGGAGTGGTCGAGGTTGGGGGGGTAACCGCCTGAGCCTGCGCCGGCTCACTCGGATCGCCGTACTTGTTTACAAAATAGTTGGTAGGATCACCCATTACTGAATCTCCGAGGGCAGATACCCATACGCCGCCTTAAACTGTTCCGGTAGGTCGGGGTGTGCCTTTAGCAGCGCCGGGTTACTAAGATCAGAAACGGCCTGAGCCGGTGCGGGTGTTAGGATCGAGCGAACGTAAGGCTGCTTGATATGCGCATAGAACTCTCTATCGGCCATCTTCTTGTGACGAGTATAGGCATCGGTGCCTTCATCGAAGTTCGCGAGTCCTACTCCAGCCTCGTACTGGTCCTTAAGCGTATCGAATTGAGCGCTGAGGAGCTTCCTATACCAGTTTAAGACGTCATGCGTAACGGGCTTCGCAAAGTCGGAATTGATCCGCTGCTCGTTCGCTTGACGTTCCGTTACACCACTCGTCGCGAGGACCGCGCTTGAGAGTTCGGAAGCGACGATACCTTGAATGGCATGGAATACCGCCGGCGCCGACTGACCGGTTACGTTCAGCCCGAGGTAGTTCCCGAGCTGATTTAGCTTCGTCACGTCCCCATTATGCAGTGCGTCTACCGCACTGTCGAGCGTATGCATGTGAAGAATTGCTCGCTCCAGGGACCCCATCTTCGTCGCATCCTTGCCCGCCGAGAAATCATTACGGGTGCGCTGAATCTGAGGATAAATTGTCGCATCGTAATTCGGGTTGTTCTGCATTACAAGGTCCATCGTAGCCGGTCCCGTGCTCCCCGGCCGAGTCAGTGCATATCCGGTAATAGGGGGCAACTTGTAATCCGCAATCTGCTGAGCCATTACCGGATCGGCCGCGCCGAGATCGGAGAACGGCTCTCCCTGGGGGATCGTCTGGTGGCTCTTCGGGTTAAACAGTACATTCTGTTTTCGGTTGCCCGAAAGAGGAATGGTTTTAAGCTGCCACGAGGCGTTCGCCGCTGCATCGGGGCGCGCGAGCACGCCGAGCGCTCCCTTAGCCAGCGCCCCCTGTTGAGCTTCGTGCAACTCTTGAAGTCGCAGCTTCGCATTTAAGAGGTTCTGATCAACCCCTTCCTCGCGTTGATCGAGACCGAGACCCGTACCGAACTTCTCCATTTCGAGCTGACGTTGCTTCTCGGCCATGTCCTTCTCGGCACCCGCCCAATTCGCGAGAGAGTCACCGAAGTTCCCGGTACGTGTCGGCGAGAGAAAGGCTTGGGCGATGGCGAATTGCCGCTCCTGCGGTGTAATATTCAGTGCCATCAACCGCTGCCGCGCCGCTTGGAGTGCCGCCTTCGCTTGCTCCGCGTTCTGGGAGTAGTCCTTCAGAAGCGACTGCTCTCCAGAGACATCTTTACCGGAGAGCGTCTGTTTTAGGATCTGGGTAGCGTACTGCCGCCCTTCGGCACTCGATGGGGGATTGGCGAGGGTCGCCAGTGCGCCGAGAGCTTCAGAGTCGCCAGAGCCCTCGTCTTCGAGCATGCTGGTATCTTCATCACCCATTAGGCTACTCCTCCGGCCGCGCTAGTCCCGCTTGGGGCATTAAGCGCCGAGTATATGCCAATCGCTTGCGAGAGCGGCGAAGCCGAGTAAGCCGGTGCATATCCCGTGCCCGCCGTCGTCGAGCTATGAGGCGTCGTCGCCGGTGTCGCAGTACCCGAAAGCATCTGTTGCAGCCAGGAAAGCTGCTGATACGGCCACTGCTGCTGTTGCTGGAATTGCGTATTCGCCGCGTTAAGGTTCTGCTGATTAAGCTGTTGCTGTTCGAGCCCGGCCGTATCGAGCGCGCCGTAACCCTGCAAGGCAAGGTTCTGATTAAGCTGTCCGAGCTGACCCATCGTGTTCGCGCCTTGCAGCCCGAGGACACCCTGTTCGTATCCGAGACCGCCCGCGATCTGGCCGAGCGCTCCGGTTTCGGACGCCGCCTGGAGGCCCGCACCTTGCGCCTGACTATAGCCTTGAGAGAGCGCCGAGTTCGCAGTATTCTGAATATTCTGAGTGATCTCGTTCGCACCCTCGTTCGCGGCCCTCTCGTTCGCCGACGATCCGAACTGGCCTGCGCGGGTAAACTGGTTATTGATCTGCGGCTGAAGCTGCTGATTCCAATACTGCGTCGCCTGCGTCTTGGCTTGGTTAATTACGTTCTGCTCATACGGATTCATCATCGCCGCGGTCGGCGAGAGAGCGCTGGAAACGTAATTCGAGGCTGTCGGCAGATACCCCGTTGCCTGAGAGAGCGCGGACGGATTCGCCGCACTGCTCGCCATCTGCTGCGCTTGCGTAAGCGCGGGCTGGTATTGCCCGATCGCGCCCGCAATACCCTGCTGGGCCTGTGTCTGGTACGGAGTAAACCCCGCGACCTGCGGCACCGGCGATGCCTGGTAGGGCTGCGATGCGACTGACGCGGCCGAGGAGAGAATCCCCTGGGCGTAATCCTGCAACCATTGCGGGGTCTGCGTCGCCGACTCGCCGTACTGGGTTGTCGAACTCGGCGGCTGACCTTGGAACAAGAAGTCGAGCGCGCTCATTTCTGCTCCTTACCCTTTCCGAGATACGACTCTGGGGGTTTGGCCTTCATGAACTGCTTCCCTCGGACTAACTGCCGGCCGGCATGCTTGCGCAGATTCTCACGGAGCTGATCGAGCCGCCGCGCACCCGCCTCATTCGATCCGTTGCCGAGCATCGCGACTGTACCGGCGTCCATCACGTATTCCCCATCCGAGAGCCGGGCCGGGATGTCGTCGGAGGTACCATCCCCAGGACCCTCGACATAGTGCTGATTCGAGCCTTCCGCGAAATCGAGCGCCCCACCGTGCGACATCACCGTCGGTTGCATCGGTGCTCCCATCATAGGAGTGCCTGGTGAAGACGGAGAGGCTCCCGGTTCTTGTGAGGCCGGCGAGAAGCCTTCGACGTAAGGGAGCCGGTTATTAGTAAAGAACTGCTGTTCGGGGTGCTCCCCGTAGGTATACCAGTCATAGTTCGACGGGAACTGAACCTCTTGCCTCTGGTAGGTTGGGGTCGAATACGGGTGACTAGGCCCCGACGCCATGCCAGCAGGCGGCGCGATCGGCTGTGCCTGCTTCGAGTTCGTCGCGCCGGTTGCGGCCCCGATGAGGGGCAAAAGCCACCCGTAGCTCTTCGCAAGTTGGCCTAGGGTTTGCCCGATGTTCGACCCTCCGGAACCGCTGCTGCTCCCTAGGAGATGTGAAAGCCACGAGCCGCTTGAGCCGGAACCCCCACCCGTTGCTCCCGTGCTATCCATAGCAGTCTGATCGGCTCCGCTCGAATCAAAGCCCGTCGAGAAGTCCGACCCATAAGGATTCGTCGGATCGAGTGAGTAATCGATCGAGGTTAGATCGGGGTAGGAGTCGCCGCCGTCCCCGCTAAGCGAGAAGTTAAGGTCAGAGCCGTCACCTCCCCCTCCGAGGTCGAAATAATCCGACGTATCGCCTCCCGTATCGAAGTGGGGAAGGGCACTCTGCATTCTCTTCTTCATGCTTCCACCTTCAGCGGCGCCTTTCTGCTTCGCCGCGAGATATGAGGCTACTCCCGCTCCACCCGCAGGGGTAGAGTTCATTGAATCAAAATATCCAACGCTCGCTCCGCCGTAAGGAGTCCCACGGATCAGAGCTTGCGAGGGACCCGCGTTTAATCCGAGGTAGGGCTGCAATTCTGGGTCGGTCTGACCCGCTATGCCAATCTGGGATTGATTCGTGAGATTCCCAGACATATAGTCCCCGACGAGACCCTCAAGCGAACCGTTTAGGATACCGGCTTCTCCACTTGCCGCGCCGGTAATCCCCTGACCGCCCGTCTCTTTCGAAAGCCACGGCTGAACTACACCCGAGTAGACGTCAGCCGCGGACTCGCCGGGAGTGATCTGCCCGGCATTATACGCCTGGTTGATCTGCCCCGCTATCTGTGTAAGGAGATTCTGTTCTCCCATGCGCCCGAAGGTCGCTTCGATCGGCTGCTCGCTATTCCCGCTGTGATTCTTCGCATCCATCGCCCCCGCTAAGAGCTGGTAATCCTGCGAGGGAGAGAGAGTGGAGAGAGCCGATTGAGCTTCCTGCGGACTCTGGTTGTAGAGCTGAGAATATTCCCCGCTTAGATTGTGAAGCTCGTCGCTCTCCGGATCGTGTCGGCCACCCCCGAAGGCCGAAGAGAGCGCGCCAGCCGCGCCACCTACGAGACCTCCAATTAATGTACCGATTCCGGGCAGTACAGATCCTATCGCGGCGCCCGTCTCCGCACCTTGCATGGCATCGGAACCGGTATTTCCCGACTGCCAGTTCTTCCCGAAGTTATAGAGATCAAGGGGGATCGCCGCATAGCCAAGACCCTGCATCCACGGCCCGGCAGTTGCCGCGTCCATAGCTCCGGATTCAACGGCTCCCTGTAAGCCGAGTCTCCCGAGATCGAGCGCGCCCTGAGCCTCGCCGGTCGGAGTCCCGCTCTCGAAGCCCTGATAAGCACCGAGCGCACTACCCGCCATCCCGGTATAGGGTGAAACGCCGGGTTGGTTTCCAGTAAACTGACCATAGAGATTCGCAGCGTTTATTCCAGCCTTACCGTATCCCTCCAAGCCCCCCTGGGTTAACCCAGAGTAGATGCCTCCCGCCTCGTTGATATCTCCGAGACCCGTATTGATCTGAGAGAGCGCCGAGGGTCGGCCATAGGTATACGGTCGCGGTTGATAGCCGCTCGACGGGTACCCGTTCGACTGATAGGTCGTCGGCATGCTCAGATCGAGTTGTCCGGCAGGTGTACTCATAGAGACATCGCCCGGTTAAAAAGGAAAGCCCACTCTCGCCAATCTGAGAAGACACTCGCAAGCGGCGGTCGCTTGCGCGCGATCGAGGGGACCCGGAGAATCAGAGCAGCCCATTCCTTCCAGTCCTGGTCCTGAGCGGGAATCGGCACATCATCGACCATAGGGAGGCGCCCGCGAGTCAGTTCGGCCCACTCCGTAAACTGCATGTAACGCGGATCGATCACTGGGTAAATCTCCCGGTCGTCGGTTCGATATGAACCATGGCACGTCCGTACTCGTAGTCACCTCCGAGGACGTTAGATTCAAACTTGAAGCGCAGCAGGCGATCTTCAGCCTTAATCTCAATCATCTGATCGTCTTGCGCAGTAACCGGAGGCTGCGGGAAGTCCTGCTGAGCTAACTGTGTCTCGGCTACGCGCGTATTCGCCCGGCCGAGAAGAGTCATCCGCAATGTCCCCCTCTGGTTAAAATCGGGTTCTACGATCGAGACACGGAAAGCCTTGTCCTCCGGCTTCGGCGCCGAGAGCGGCGAAATCGTATGAGTGGTAAAAGACGAGCGGATCGGGAAGACCTTGCCAGGCCGCACCTTATCGACCCCGATCTCGTGTTGCCAGAGGGTAAAGCCTGTCTGTGTGGCATCGACATCGCACATGAAGGGACGCTGAAAGACTTTTGCGAATATCGCAGCCGACCGGCCCCCATCGGGTAGAGGCGTATTGTACCAGATATTTAGTCGAGTGTTATAGATTACAGCATGATTGCACTCCTGAGAGTTACCGAACGGGAAACACCACCAAATCTCTCCCCAGGCAGGCACTTTGAACGCAAAAACCTTCTGACGTTGAGCAAAATTAAGATTCTTGAAGAAAAAGTTAATGTTCAGGTTATTCGGCAGCTCCTTGACGATACCGTTATAGAGCATGAACCGATCGACTCCGGCCCAGTAGTAAATCGAGTCAAACTCGATAGCCGACCGAGATGAGAGGATCGAGACGCTATCCGAGATCGTCGAGAAATCAAACGGGATACCCTGCGTCAACGAGGCATCGAAGGTCAGTAGGACTAACGCATCTAAAGACCAGAGCAGTCCAGCGGGACCATTCGAACCCGCAAGGGGGAGGCCGCAGACAATCTTCTGATCCGTAACGAACGCCGAGTCATTCGGAAGGGTAGGGTCGTTGACCTTCGAGACATCGACACGTCCGGAGTTAGAGAACGCGATAAAGTACGGCGGTAGAGCTATTACTCCACCACTTACCGGGTCCATACCACTCGCGACGAGTAAGCCGGCCTCATTCGCTACGCCGTAATAGAAAGGAAGCTCAGCACTGCTCGCGATATCAGTCAGGTTTTTGCCTGGATGCGCAATGATATAGGTCGAACCCCCTACCTCGTTGTAGAACTGGTCGAGCATCCAGAGAGTATTGGCATCGGGCACGTAAGCGGCCGGTGTCCGATCTACCATATTGCCGGGAGAACCGTTTAGGTCCGTCTGGACCTGGAGGATGTGCCCCTCACTCCCTAGATGCAGGTAATTCGTCGCGTCCGACATATAGGACTCGATCGCGCGCACCACCTCAGGGAGATCGGCCGTAACCTGGGTAAATCCCGCCATCTTGCGGGGAAGTGCCCGAGCATTAAAACGACACCACTCCCCGTCTGTATAGTTCTGACCCTCGAATAGGGTCGAGTCCTTCTTGATACCCGGTTGAGAGACGAGCGGTATCGGTTGCGGCGTAGTCATCTCTTAATTCCCCACCGCAATCCACTGCCAGGTAACGGTTGGATCGAAATTCGAATCCGGATCGAGCTTATCACCATTATAGTGAAATCCCGTCTTCGTTACACTAGATACGCGAGGCACCCAGCTATTATTACCACCCCCGCCGTAAGAAATGGTCACCGCTGTGCAGTTATTCGGAAAGGCGGGAGAGAAGTTAATTGACCCCGAAGCCGAAGCCGCCGCCGAGAACGTGCCTCCCATCACGATACCGGATGATCCGGAGATCGCCGCGAGCACGTAGGCTGTCGTAGCAATCTGGGTAGTATCCGTGCCCGGGGCGGCGGTCGGCGCGGTCGGAGTGCCCGTTAGTGCAGCGTCGGTAAGGATGGCCCCCGCATACTGCGTGACCGCCCCCGCAGGCACCTGCGCGGCAGTGACCGACCCTGCGAGAGCCGATAGAGTAAGCTGTGCTTCGAAGTTGGCCAGGGATATTTTCTGGAGTTTACCATCGAGAGCGTTATCTTCAACGAACACGGACCCGATTGTCGGATTCGTCTGCCCACCCGTCTGCAAGAACGCGCCATTTATTAGTCCATTTAAGTCGATCGAGAGGCGCGTAGCGTTAGCCGTCTCATCGAAGATGTCGAAGACGCCAGCACCGGCCGCGCCCGATCCGATGCGCCAGACTCGATTACCCGCCTCCGCTCCTTGCAATGCAAGCTCACCAGCCCCCGCAAGAGCTTGGATTGAGAGACCTACCTGGCTCGTCGGCGAGAGGTCGAGTAGCGAAGCACCGCCGAGCACCATCGTCAGATTGCCATTCGTCCCGAACTTTAGCGCGGCATTCGCCCTATTTAGGACGTTACCCGTGTTATCCGCGCCATTCTGGAAAATCGAAAGGTCATTCGTACCGGCCGTTCCGTTATTGCCGGTCAAGGAAAGGAGCGCTACTCCACTCGCTGCGGTCGAAAGGATCTGCAAACCGGGTGATGTCCCTGTCATACTGCTAGCAGAGACGATGCGCTCACCGATGCCGTTTAGTAACTGGTTGATCGTAACTCCTGGGTTCGTATCCCCCGGAGCATTGATCACCACGTGTCCACCGCCGTCTACGGTTAGGCGCTGCACACCGTCCGTCGAGAGTCCCATTTGATCTTCTGCGACCTTATAGAAGCCCGTATCGGGGTCGGATGAGAAGGCGATCGACGGAGCCGCCGCGGTTCCATCGGAGAAACCAGTTGCGCCGAATGTAACCGCCGTATAGACCTCTACCCCATCACAGAAGAGGATGTTCCGCGCTGATTGGTTAATAAGCGGTCCTGTATTGCCTGCGGTCGCGACCGAGAGGGAGAAGATTCCGGTAGTTTCGTTATCTACCCAATACTGCTGGATGGTGTTCGGGACGATTACGGTCACGTTACCGGCGAGCGCACCGGTAAACCGATAGGCAATGCGATTTAGCTCTACACCGGAGAGGACATAGTTTCCCGTCTTTCCTCCGAGGTTAATCTGAATGAAGTCGAAGATCGAATTTAGCTGTTGTCCGAAACCGACCGTAACCCAGTTCTGTCCATCGGTCATGACGATCGCCGAATCATCCGGCGCAAACGTCTTCGAGGTGTTATTATCAATCGTACTCGGTGCGGTCGGATCGAGCGTCAGTAACCCCGTACCTCCGTTCTTAATCAGCACGTAGAAGCCGGCACCGACTGCGGACGCGGACGGCAGCGTAAACGTACCGACACCCGAGGTCCAAACGACGACGGAGGCCCGATCGGATGCCTGAATATCGTAGTCCGCATTCTGGTCGTTTATTAGGTACTGACCATTTAAGGTCGTCGTGATTGCCTTTAACCCGTAGCCTGCGAGAGAGGCCGCGTTCGCCGAGGAAACCCCGACTCCGTACTGGAAGGTTCTCCACGTACCTGCGAGCGTCGAGTTATCCGCTAGGTAAATCTGCCAGACCTGCCCCGGAGCGAGAGTAACGATCAGATTACCAACAGCATCGAGAATCGAGAACGAGAAGGCACCGATGTTATTAAATAGTGCCGTATATCCGGTCGAGGTCGATCGGGCATCGGAGAGCTGTACCGTTAGACTCCCCTGAGAGGGCAGAACTTCAACGATATCAGCGACAATGTTATTGCCTCCCGGGCTCTGCTCCGTAGGCCAGCTAAGGGTGACATTCTCGTTCAGTGCGAGTGAAACGAACGTCGCATTGGACGGATAGATTAGTGTCCCGCCAAAGGTCTCGTTAAATTGCGTCACGGTTCGTTCCTTACGGCGGCGCGATCGGCCGCACGCTGCAAGTCCTCGGTATTAGTCGCACTAAGCTCATCCTGATAATATTGCTGCCAGGTCTGGATGCGTTCATCGTTTTTTAGGAATGGTGTTGCTTCGAGCAGCGCTCTGTAGAGAAGAAGGTTCGGCGCGAACTGGGTTAGCCAATTCGTCTGGTTAGTGTTATCGAGGAGCGCCGGTAGCTGATAGTAGTTAATCTGCCACGGGTACGGGAGGTCCGGAGTCGGTACGATCAACCAATGCAGATAGTCATAGTCCGCGTAGAACTTCGGTGCCCCGGTCAAAGTCAGATCGGGCCAGTAGATCTGGCAGTATTCGAGAGAGCGCGGGAGCATAGTTGTCCGGAACTCGCCACCGGTCGGCGCAATAACGAGCAACGTGCCGTCCTCGGTTGTTAGATTATTGCGTCGCTCCGTCGCCAGATTGGTAGCGTCAGAAGCATAACTCATCGACGTTGTCTGACGCCACCGATCTGGTTTCGGGTAGACGGCGAGACTTCCCTGCATCTGCGAGATCACTGATACCAGAAAGCCCTGGATTTTTAGGCGACGCGCGATAGCACGCTCCGCCAGATTAATCAGAGTCGGCAGGTTCTGGTTTACGATCACATCGGACTTCGTACCCCGTTCCAAGTACGATTGAAGCAGAGTTTGCAGGGAGGTAAATGTCATCGCCGCCGGCATAGCCTTACTCCTCCGTTGCCTCTGCCGTTCCCCCGGGCGGATCGGCGGAAGGGGTACCTACTTCCTCCAGACTCGACTTCGGAGGCCGCGTCGGCTGAATGCGTGCCGCGTTCTCCTCTCTCTGGAGCGCTGCGAGTAACTGAGATAACTGAGCTATCTCGTTCCCCTTGTAAGTGATTCGATCGCTAAGGAGCAACGCTCGAATCCCAGCGATCTCGACCTGACTAAGCATTTCGGATGGTCACCTTTGCGCCGAGGGCCGAAAGCACGACTAAGAGAGTATTCGGCGTAACCTGTTGGGGGGGCACGATCAACTTCGGGATGCGCTTGACTTCTTCGAGCGCCCCAGTTTGGAGTGCCGAGCAAATCCAGTAGCCATCTGTATGATCGGCCTTCCCCGTTAGGAAACCAAGAATCGCCGCCTTATCGTACTTCTGCCCGATTTGAGAGATAAGCCAGCCCTGCCAGAGACTAAACTCTATCGACGTACAGGCTAGCTCAACGATCGCCCGCCGCTTCCAGCGTTCGTACTCCGGAGGCCGGATCTGGACTCCGGCGGGCTTACCCCCTACGACGTCATTGCGGGCGCCGAGGAGGGAGCCATTAGGCAGCAGTGCATCAACATGCGAGTAGCCGCCATAGCCTTCCCCGTACCAGGCAATCGCCTCGGAGAAGAGGTCATCTCCCAGGACGAATTGCCACCGCATGCGGGCCAACAAAGGCGCGTTCATTTCGCCGCCCGTCCTGCGAGGAAGCTACCTACACTCGGCTTCGCCGCTGTGGCAGGAGCAGGCGCCGGGGCGGGAGCCGCCTGATTTACAGCCTGCTGCTGGTTCTGCTGATTGGCGACTTCCTGGGCAGCAACCGCGAGATCCGCCGCGATGCTCTTTAGCACATCCTGACCGATCTTCGCCTGGGCCGCAATCGCTTCGCTAAGGAAGAGATTACCCTGTGCAACGAAATTCGCGGTCGTAGGGTTCAGTGCGACGTTATTGAACATGGCCGCGAGTGGAGGTAACAGTGCCTGCTCCTCCTCGGACTTGACCGCCGCGAGAAGGCCGGAGAAAACGGAAGAAAGAATACTCATTGCTTGACTCCTGGGTTGACGTTTGGGAAAAAACTCTGGTGCGCCGCAGTCGCGATAATGCTCGCGATGGTAACGGCGGTAGTCGTGTGCGGAGAGAGCCCATCCACCCCGTTTAGCATCTGGGCAGCGACGGTCACGAAGGTAAAGAAACGGTCACCGTTCTGCGCAAACCATTTAAGGAACGTACTCATTTGTGGACTCCATCCGGAGTAATCGAGTAGTGATCGAGATCGACGAGGCCGTGGAAGTCGCCCCCCCAGCAGTAGTTCGGACCGAGACCCTTCCAGAACTCGCCGAGGACGCGGTACGGTTCCGTATCGGTCTGGTAAACCTCCTCCTTAAACAGGTTCAGGTCGATGGCCAGGCGCTCCTCGTGCAGCGAGTGAACGACTCCCGAGCCGTGGGCGGCATTCCACTTTGCCTGCTCCTCGGTCCTCCATGCCTCGCCGAGCGTTACACCGAAGCCCTGAGACTTGGCGAACTGGAGTAGCTTCGCGACACTCTGCGCAAACTCTTGCTGAAGGTCGAGTAGATGGCTCATGGTCTTGCTCGTGCTCTCCGAAGGTCACGGATATCTGATTTGATCTCGGCAAATTCTCTTTCGTCGTCCTCTTTATGCTCGCGGCACCACTGCTTTACCCACTTCATATCGACTTTGACGGTAACGATAGTAACGACGAAGCCGAGCAGTGTAACCGCAAGCTCTATCCAGTCATGAAGATCCAATGTGTCCACGTGTCCCTCTCGTCATTCTAGGATGGCTATGACACTAAAGTCACCATTGTCCGAGTGCGCCCACGAGGCACCACTCCACTGGTTGTTGGTAAACTCAATTACTCCCGACCCGAGCATAATGGCCCCCGTTGCGTAGGGGAGTCCCGCCCCGTTATCGGTGGTAGTGATAGAGGCACCGTAACCGCCCTTCGTAACTAAGGACGAAAGATCCCATAACCACTCCCCGGGACTAAGGTACGTGAATTGTCCCGCGACGATAGCGGGATCAGAAGCCGCTGAGATAAGGGCCCCTCCACCCGAGACAGTAAACGTCCATGAGTACACTTTCGGGACGCTTCCACCTCCGGCTACTCCCCAAGTCCCGTCATCTTTAAGGAACTTACCGGATGGAGCCCCTGGAGCCGGGACCGCCCCGGAGGCGTTCGCCGTAAAGGTAGAGATCAACGCCGTTAGCTCTGCATCCGTTATGGCTCCGAGTAGGCCGTTGGAATTAACCTGAACTTGACCATTAGCCCCTGCGGCCTTTACGGCTGCGAGGAGAGCGGAGACAGATACGCGAACCGTAGCATTTCCCTGATCGAGAGGAACCTGTTCGATACCTACGAGAGGCACCGCCGCCGCTGGAAGCTGGGAAATTTTGGATTGCGTAGTCATGCGAGCACTATCCACTTAGTTGCAACCGTATCGTAGTAGAGCCAAACTCCCCCTTGGTATCCAATCGCGAGGCCGGCGGGAGGAGAATGCTGGATAAGAAGCTGATTTGCAGCGGCCGATACAGAATGAGCCGCGCTAATTAATGTCATATCGGCTTCTGCCGTATTTGCATTAATCAGCAATAGGAATTTCGCTCCCGTAGCAGGGGCCTGGATTCCGTCTAAAGAGAATGCGGTATTAGCCGAATTAACACGCAAGATCGACGCAGCGGCGAGACCGGGGGGATTCCAATCACTGGTAAGACCTCCGGGCAACGGAGCTGGCGTAATAAATGCTTGTGGATTAATACCCCCCGTTATGCCTGCAATCGCTGAAAGCTTTGCCTGAACGGTCTGTCCGTTCTGATCGAGTGGAACTAGCTCGTTTCCGGTCAATACCCCGGCTTGCGGTAACTGTTTGATTGTCGACTGTGACGGCATTACGGGTCCTCCGGCCAGACCGGAACGAGATTCGGATTCGGGACGGCCGGCACGTCGATGTTGCGGTCCGGGCGGTTAAAGGGGAGCGCGATCTGCTCTGTCTCGCGAGCGGGCAGACGGTAGGGGTCGAGTACGTCAATATCGTCCTTGCAGACCATCAGGCCGGGGAAGTTCGGGTCCGGGAACAACTCTTCGAGGAAGAGCTTATTTCCACATCGACCGCAGACCCCGAGACCATAGGTCGATTTTCCACGAGGATCGAGAAAGACTTTGTTGTGGTGCATAGCTACCTCGTATAGCTCCAGAGCCGAGGCCGTATATAGGTCGGCGACGAATCGGTCTCCGATGCCCACGCGGTCTGAAGCTGCCTCTCCGCTTCCATTGCGAGGGTATCCGCGATCCCCGGCTGAACCTCAGGGATAACCCGAGCTAGGTGCATTCCGAGCTGATAGATAACCGCGAGCAGCCATCTCTGGGGGACTGCGAGTTGCTGGGTAAGTAACCCTACGTCCTGGACATACTGCTGCACGTACAGCACGAACTGGTTAAACTGGAACGCTGCGGACGGCGGAGGCCACATCGTCAGTACCGGTTGGTCTATCTGCTTATCGTACCAGTAGATAACCGGGCGCCCCGGAAGCTGCCACTTATCTGGGAGGTTCGCGTAATCGTCCCGATTGATCTTAGCGAGGGGAATTTCCTCAGGCAAGTTCTCTTGAACGAACTCGATCACATCGAGGATCGTGTTATCAGCGGCGAGAAGTCGGCAATATTGAGAGCCCGCCTCCGGGATGCCGTCGATATCGTACCAGAGCCATTGCCCGTCGATCACGTCCTGGTTAGTTATATCGAGGATCGTAGTCCAGGTGTTACCGTCCGCCGAAGTCTGTATTTGGAAATCCCACGTTGCGGTGACGTTCGGCAGTATTCCATATATCTGCGCGGCGGTCGGCGATCCGTAATTGATCTCTATGAAACCGCCTGGGTCCGTTTGCGTACAGGCGGTTGTTAGATTGCCATCGAACGCGAGGGCGGCATCCCCCTCCGAAGCACTGTAAGTTCCTTGGAGCCGATTCGAGGTCCGCAGGTTCGCGTTTAGGATATCAACGGTCCCGATCGGCGCCTCGACGTTCTGGACAGCATCGTAGATCGGCAGAATGATCTTCTTTACCGCCCAAAGAGCTATTCCCTTCGAGGCGAGTGTCGATAACCACAAGTAAAGGAAGTCCTGCGCGATCTCGCTGTATTCGGCAGTGATCTTTTCGGGCGGGAGTCGAGTTAGACCGAAAGCCCGGTCGATGACCTTGCGGGTCTCGAAATACGTTTGTCCTACTGTCCCACTAGAGTTGAGTGCCATCGCGAACTGCTCCAGAGAACAGCTCGCAGTCCGCAAGCTCTGTGGTCGGGTACGGGCCTTGCCGCGCGGATCGTAGCATGCTCCGACCTCCTAGCGGGAGCGCATACGACCGCCCCTGGCGGCTAGACCGGGCGGGGGACCTACCGGGGCCGCTCCCGGGGGCATCGGACCGCCAGGGGCCGGTCCCCGGGGGCCTGCGGCGGCATTCCCGAGGGCCGCGAGCGCTTGCAGGGCGCCCGGTGGCGGTCCGGACGGCCGGGGCCTATGCCGGGGGGCGGGGTGGTGCTTCCCGTGCCCGCCACGGGCGTAGAGGGCGCCTCCGGCGTTAAAGCGGTTGATTGTTCCCCCGGTCGCGTAATCCGGCGAGTTCGCCGGGATCGAGGTGTCATCATGGATATGACCTCCCTCGGCATGGTGGAACTTCGTCTTCGCATTGATAGCGAATACATCCTTCCGCTCGCCCTTGACGTTATGTGTTGCCTTGTCGTGGGCTAACTTCTTCCGAATCGCGCTGACCGGAATCTTCTTTCCCTTCGAAACTCCCATATCACGGTGGAGGGAACCCTCGTGACCCTTCTTGATATGGATGCCACTCTTCTTGCTGCGACCTCCACTCCGATAGCTCTGGGTCTCGTCCGGGTCGGACGCCTCGGCCTGCATTTCCATCTTCTTCAGTCCCTTACCCTTCGGAGCCTTTCCCCCGTGGTAGTGATGGTGAACGTGGAAATGCTTCTCCGCCTTGCCGCCCTTCGAGAAGCCGGGCTTTAAGGGCGAGTGACCGCCCGCTTCCTTAAGCTCTTCGGTCGAAGGTACCTCGCGGTGCTGAAGTGCATTGCCATCATCGGTCCGAGCATCCGCATGTTCATCGACTCCGTTAATCCCACGAGGCACTCCGTCACGCGCCTTGCCGCCCTTCGCGAATCGGTTGACGGTGCCTCCGGTCGCGAAGCCTTGCGGAAACCACTGACTCGGGTGCTTGAACGAGTGACCCGACTGCATCTTCGTAGAGTTACGAAAACCTTTCATTGAATTTCTCCAGTTAATTAAGCCGAGTCAATATCAGGCTGCTCGCGGTATCTACTACCGTCGCGCTCGCGCTCGAAGTCGTCTGAGCCCAATAGACGCCTACGGTACCGCTGCTCGTCTTGATCAGTGGTCCTATCTCTGTCCAGAAACCATTAGTTACGCTAGCATTAAGAGTCACGCACGGGCACGGAGTAGCCGTATCGGTGACCAGAGTAAGCGCGGAGGTTGATGCGCTTAGGTCCGGACCGATCGCGGCCCCGGCCTGGAATCCGTTATTATCGCCTCCGGCTAGCCCCCATGTGATACCGCCGGTCGTCGCTCCCGTCGATTGCGAGACCTGAACGCGGAGCTCATAGCTCCCGATTGGGACGTTATTGAACTGCAAGTCCGGATCGATCGTCAGGCTCGTTGTGCTCGTCCTGCTGGTGTTGCTCCCCTTATGAATAATGGCCATCTGTCCGACGGCGATGCTAGATACGTTGCAGGCCGTTGTGCAGGTAATCGGCGATGACCCCCCACTTCCGTTGCTCGCAGCGGTTACGCGCCCCTTCGTATCGACCGTGATGTTTGCGTTCGTGTATGATCCGGCCGTTACCCCGGTCGTCGCCAGAGTCGTCGCGATCGATCCCCCGGCCGCAGCCGCCGTAACATCTCCGGTTAAAGTGATCGTCGGCAGATCACCCGAAGCGAGCGCTCCCCAGACTGGCAGCGCCGAGCCTGTTCCCGTCCCCGTCTGGGTATAGAACTCCTTGGTAGTCGTCGTATTGCCGGAGACCCGCGCGAGGGAAGTGGTCGTGTCAGCCGAGAGCGTATCGCCGATCGCATATAGGCTCTGGCCAGTGCCCCCGTTCGGCACCGCGAGAATACCGGTGATTCCACCGTTGCCAGATGTCTGCGAGAGATTAATCTGAGGGATATCTCCGGGAACGAGCGCCCGTAGACTGATCGCTCCGCTAGTCCCGTCCGGGGTAAAGAGACCTCTGTTAGCTACCTGGCTTCCGGCAGCCGAAACCGCAAAGGAGCAATTCCCCGATGTGCATGGCGAACCCGAGACGGTAAGCCAAGACGGCACGGTGATTGTTACCCCCGTAATTGTTCCCGTACCTACCGCGATCGTTTGGCAACTGAACGTATGAGTTCCGGTAGAGTAATTCAGCGCAGAGGTGGAACTGACGCAATTCGGAATCGCAACCGCGTCTGGAGCTGCCACAGTGCCTTGAAGTAACGTATCGGCACCGAGCGAGAGCGAACCGAAGGCAGAGGAACCATTCCCCAGTAAAACAGCATTTGCTGTAAAGGACGAAGCCCCGCTTCCCCCATTCGCGACCGGCAGGATACCGGAAACGTCATTCGTCAGGCTAACGAGACCGCACGTTCCGTCCCCGAAAAGGGCGTGGGTAGCATCGCACGTCCCGGTAAAGAGCCCGAGGATATCCCCGACGACGGCGGCACTGAATGGGCTAGTTCCATTCCCCTTGACGATCCCGGTCAGCGTAGAGTCGCCGCTACCTCCGTTACCTACCGGCAGCGTTCCGGTGATGAACGAGCCCGAGTCGAGCGCCACGCTTTGGCTGTTCCAGGTGCCCGAGAGCGCTCCGCCCGGCGAGAAGATCGTATAAGCCGGAGTCGAGGCCGGCTGGGTTACTGCGCTAGCTACGGAGGCCGCACCCCCGATCAGGATTGCTCCGATGATAGCGGCAATTACTGAGAGAGTGCGGCGCTTCATAGTAGCTTAGCTCCGTTATTGTACCGTGACGCTGACCGAGGTCGGGATCTGTACGGTCAGGGGCTGGACCGTAGGCGCCGAGACGATAATACCACTCTGGGAAACCGCCGGCCCGATCGGAGCCGCCGTGGCGTCCTGGGCCTGCACTGTTAGGGTATAGGTGTCGGGAGTTACACTCGAAAACACGGCGGTGCCCGTCCCCGGATCGAGGAGCTGCGAATACATATTCGAGCCCGTCCCTACCAGACGAACCAGAATTTTGGATACCGCAGTGCCCGCCGGATTCGAGAAACTACCGTAGCTGATTCCTGCATTGACATTCGACATGATAGTCCTCAGTTGCTCAAGGGGTAAGTGAAGGTAAAGCCCGGCCCGATTCCCTTCGTACCGCTAGCCGTCCAGTTATTGCCATAGGTAGCCAGCGTCCCGCTAGCTACAACCGCGTAAATCTGCACGTTGGTCCCAACTACCGAGCACACGGCAGCGAAGCTGAGCGTGCCGTTATCCTCCATGTTATAACAGGGTATGATTCGGGAAGTGGCCGGCTGTATCGCTACCGGTAGACCACTAAAGGAGGTGCTGGCAGCGTTCGAGGTACACGTTATCCCGGCACCGGAATAGGAAACGGTAGCCAGGTTTCCGATGATACTATAGCTCATCGTCCCCGTAGGGGACGTGGTGCAGCCGCCATTTAAAGTGGCGGTAAAGGTACCGCTACTACCGCTACTGCCGCTGACGGTCTGGCAACCGAAGGCGTGCGTAGTGGTAGAATAGCTCAGTGCTTGAGTAGCACTTCCACAATTCGGTACGCTCGCCGCTTGCGGTGCGCCGGCCGTTCCCTGCAATACCTGATCACTCGATAGCAGGACACCGCCGAGAGACCCTCCGGTGTTATACTGCACGGAATTTGTGCTACCGCCCGGCGATGCCCCGCCTCCGCCGTTCGGTCCGCCTCCGTTGATCCCGGACGATTGGGCAAGGGCTACCGTCGCGACGAGTGATAGCAAAAAAGTCAACAGCTTCTTCATCTCGCAGCTCCCGACTGAGTTACGGTCATCGTTACGCTACCCGCACCAGCTGTCTGTCGACACCGAACGGCTGCGACGGGAGCGTCAAGGGAGCCTGCCTCGTTATCGACGGCGCCGACTAGATTTGCGGCTGCTTGAAACCAGTTCGCGGTATTGGGATTGAACGCGGGGTCCCAAATGTTATCATTCGTCCATTCGACCGTATAGGTCGCTACTCCGGTTACGATGCAGGACATCGTTACAGAGAACGGATTTAGGTACTGATCGAGGGGAACGGGAGCCGTAGCCGTCCCGGTCCCCGCAGTGGAAACTCGTACTGGGCGCATAGCGACCTCCTAGCCGCAAGCCGTCCTTGGCTTTGCGAGACTGTAGTTAGGCTTGAGTGACGCCGAGAGCCCCGGCCCGAGTCGCCTGGGGGCCTACCGCCGTCGAAGGTAGCAGAATACCCATAACGAGTCGCCTTGCCCCATTCGAGGCCGAAGACGGCTTGTAAGTACCCCGCACGTCCCCGGTAGCCGAAGTCGCCGGAGTCGTCGCGTCCGCCGCTACGAAGGTTCCGGCATCGGCGGCGAGCGCTCCGGCCCAGCCCGCGCGATCTACATACCCTGCATCCGAACAGATCACCGGCAGACCGAGAACATCGGAGCTGCCCGCACTGGTGTTCGTCGCGACCGCAGCGCTGACCGCGATCTGAGTAACCTGGTAGAATGCCTTTAGGGTATTGACCGTGTTCGCGTTCGGACCGTTTAGAGTCGCGGACATCGCTTGTCCGTAGACGTCATAGCCCGAAACGGTAAAGACTACCGCCGAGATATTACCCGCCGAGGTCAGACTGACCGCCCGAGGAACATCGAACTGGTAAGCCGCTGTGCCGTCCGGTCGGACGACTTTCGTTACTCCAGCCGCCGCCGCCAGGGCCAGGTTGCCGGCTCCCGCCGTTGTCTGGAGGGCCGCGAGATTCGCGGTTGCCGCCGTAACCGGAACGATATCATAGACGTACTCGCGACCGAGGGGGCCGATACCCCGCGTCTGTTCGGATGAGCCCGCCGTATCGTTCGCAGCCTGGAGGCCCGGAATCGCGGGGCCACCCGCGACGACCGGACCGATCATCAGGTTATCATCGAATTGCATGCTGATCTCCTACGCTGTGAAGGGAGAGGCCCCCGAGAGCCAGGAGCCTTCCGCCTTACATGCCCGGCGTGCCGTAGAGGCAGCGGGGATCGGTCCAGCCCGGAATGTACCGCTCCGTGCTCTTATAGCGCATGGAGTCCGTCTCGAAGTCGCCTTCCATCGACTTCTCCAGAGGCCGGCGCATCGCGAGCTTCAGACCCTGCTTGACATCGGTCTGGATGAACCAGGCCGTCTGCGAGGTCATGCGCGTGATATTCGCCTGCCCCTTCGACAAGAGCCCCATGCTCTTGACCGGGTTGATGTCGTTGTTCGCGGTCCCGGCACGGAGCACGCTCTTCAGCAGTACCTCGGCCTGGAAGACGAGCGACGGACCATCCACGATCTGAAGAGGCACCAGCCGGATGCGCTTACCGTTGTTATCGACGGCGTTGCGAATCTGGATGAGCATCTGCTCCAGACTGGTCTGCGAGAGAGCGGCGGCGGTGGTCAGCTGATTGCTGAAGCTCCCGGCCGGCGGCGCGAGCGGATGATTCGGAGAGATCAGCGGAACGCCGTCGCCACCGGGGAACGACGCATTGAACGCCGTATTCAGGACGTTGGCGCAGAGCGTTTCCTTGGTCTCAATCAGGGACTGCGCCAGATGCTCGGCGTAGATGTTCCCGATCCGGATATGGTCTCCATCCTCGACGAGCACCTTCGTCAGTGCGAACGCCAGGCCATACACCTGGTAGACGTAACGCATGATGAAGAGCACGCCACCCGAGTCGTAGGTCACGGGCGTACCGTCCGGCAGAGCCGGCGCGGCGCCCATGCCGAAGAGGACGGGTTCCTCGTGATAGTTGCGGGGAGTGCCACGGAACTCGCGGAAGATCATCTTCCACTCGTCGGCACGTTGGTCGTAGATTCCATCGAACGTCTCGTTCAGGATCGGTTCGACGATTGACCGAAAGTCGGTACTTCTCATCGGAACGGCCATGTAATTCTCCTAACGCTAAAGTTGTGGGAAACCCAGATCAGTAGGACGACTGCTGTACCCGATCCGGGTGAGCGGCAATCCGAACCTGGACGATCGTGAAAGCATCGCCCGGTGCGTTATCCGCTCGCTGGGAGAATCCCACGATGGAGAGCTGGTTGAACTTGCCGGTCTGATCGAGAGAGTTCGCGGTCGTGACGTCGAGCCCAACGGACGAGAACCCGGTGGTTGCGTTACCCGAGTTCGTGTTGTTGGCCGTAATCGATGCCTGGGCCCCGATGTTAGCCGCCGCGACTGGCCCATTGGCCTGAATCTCGTAGACCATCTCCGGATCGCGAGTAAACCAGGCGACGATGTTCGTCGCGACGGTGCCCGCAGGCCAGTAGTTCGATACGGTACGCCGGCCGGTCGCGGTCAGCGTAAATTCGACTCCTTGGAACGAACCGATGATCTGCTGGGCTTTGGTGGAAGCCGCCGCGCCCGCAGCGCCCTGAGCCGGAACGATGATCAGATTCCCCGAGGGGGTCTGAGAATCGATCTGAACGGGGCCGTTCGCGAAGATGTTGGTGTTGTAGCCCGATGCAATCGTGCCACCGCCTCCGAAGAGGCCACCGCCTGAAGAGTAGGCATTCGCCGCCGGGCGCAGGATGCCAGACGGCGAATACAGGGGCCGCATCCCAAAAGGACTGTAGTTAAGAGACATGGAGGACTCCGATTAAGGAATTGACCTCCGCTAATCCCCCCACTGCTCGTCTTGCGAGAAGGTGGGGACTTCGCGGGCCTTCCCCAGTTCTTCCATCCCAGACTCGATAACGGGAGCTTTGATGCCCCCTCCGCGTTTGGCGGACTGCCCGGCCTGCTCGGTCGCTTCTGTCATCGCCCGTGCGTAGATAGCTTCCTCCTCGCGCTGCGGAGCGTCGTGATGATTCTCACGCATATACGCTTCGTAGAGGTGAAGGGGTATCTTCATCGCGATCATCTCGTTTACGGAGATCGCGCCGGGGAAGTCCCCCGACTTCGCCCCGAGATGTTCCCAACCGGGAATATCCGTGGCCTTGATGATCTCGTATCCGAGACGGACGCGCCGGTGAACCGGGTCGCGCGGGTTCTGAGTTGTCGCCCAGAAGGTATGATATCCGGGAATCTTCGGTAGGTCCGGAAGTGAGGACTGGAAGAATGAACGACGGAACTCATCAACGCGCTCGTCGTCGGTCAGTTCCCGATTTTCGGTGATCTCGCGACTTTCTGCCGCGCGATCTCGTCGGGATTCGGCCATCTCTCTCGCACGTTTTACGGGTTTACGAATTGCTGCCATTTTCAGCTCCTAACTGAAGCTACTGATTAAGACTGCCGCCGGCGCTTCGCTTCGTCATCGTAACGAGCGAAGGACCGAAGGTACCTGTTTCGCAGAACGGGGTCTTCCCAAACTCCCATCTCTTCCATAGCCTGTCGACGCTCTGCGGAAACGTAAACTTCACCCTTCTTCAGGGTACGCTCGCGACCGCCTGTACGGAACGCGGGGCCTCCTTTTCCATTGCGCTTCTGTTCCTTGCTTTCCTTGCCGGCTTGACGACGATCGACCTCGCGGTCGCGATCATCCTCGCTATCGTCGTCGAAATCACCGTCATCCTCGTCGTCGCGATCGGCACTCCCGCCCGACTCGAAGCGATGAGGGAGGTACTTCGCGAGACGCTTCTTGTACTCTTCCCAGTACGCATCGGAGCGTGGATCGAGCCGCCGTTCCTGGTAGAGTCCTTCCTCGATGGTCTTCGCGATGCGCGAATCCGGGTCACGAAGCTGGGGATCGTACCAGGAATTGTCCGTAATCCATTCCCGGGCGCGCTCGGCAATGATCGGGTCTGGTCGCGGGGCATCACGGCGGGTCGCCGTTGCTGCCGCACGGCGCTTGGCCTCTTCGAGCTGGGCCTTGCCGCGAACGAGGTCATCTCGGATACGGAGCGCTTCCGTCGCACTGTTGCCGTCGCCCTTCTCAACCGCCTGGCCGTGAATCTGCTCCGCGAGCCTGATCTGGTCATCGACCTGCGCAATGCGCGAATCGATCGTCAGTTGCTCGGTGGCCGCGACTCGTTGATCTACTCCGGAGAACCGACGCTCCAGGTCTTCATTGCGGCGCCGGAGGAAATTCAGCTCTGTCTGATCCCTGCGATACTGTTCCTTGCGCTGCTTGCGTTCGGCTCGGCGCCGCTCGCGCTTGGCGCGAACCTCTGGTGTAAGGTCCTCGTCACTCTCTTCATCGTCGGCGTGACCGGCGCGGCGATCATCTCCTTTGACAAACCCCTCCTCGTCGTCCTGCTGGCCTCCCTTCGATCGAATGTCTCCTTTGTCATCGATCTCGACCTCGCGGTCGGCTTCGGAGGCCACTCCGTCTTTGGCTCCCGGGCCTACGGCCGTAAACTGTTCCTCCTGATTCTCGTCGGCTTGCTGGCCGTTTGCCTGTTGCTGTGCTTGCTGCTTCGCCATTTGTCAACTCCGATCTGAAGTTAGTAGATATAGGCGACGATGTCGAGGACCTTGGACTCGGGCACTTCGCCCTTGAGGTCCGTATCCTTAAAGAGACAGAAGAGCGCCTTGCCATCGGGATGGCCGGGAACGTCTACCCACCAGCGATCTCCGCCGTACTTCGGAACCCGACAGAACATGCCGGGATGAGCCCAGGCCCCCTCGGGCCACGGCTCTAACGTATCTCGATTGCGGAACGCAACCGGTCCGACCGCAATGACCTTCGCGACCTGCGTATTCCACATATCGGTCTCGCGCGCTTCATCGGGGACATAGATGCCCCCTTTCGATCGAGTGCGAGGGGTACGCATTTGAACGAGAACGTCAGAGCCAAAGGGGCGAAGGGAAGGGTCAGCTTTCGGGAAAGCTTGATCGAGCGAATCGTAATCGGCCGCGACTGTGCGCGGTCTCTCAGCGGCTACGATTCTTGTTTCGGCTTTCATTATCTTGGTCGGACTCCGATAGTACGGCTTCGATGGCTTCTCTGGCTATCTGAAGGCCAAGCTGGATACCGCAGGCTCGCCCATACCCGAACTCGGTTTTCTCTGAGTCTTTCGGGTCGAGTGATTCTAATGCGGCCTTAGCTTTCGCCTCCTCCAGCCGTTCGAGACACCGTTGCACGGCGGACATACTAGCCTTAGCGGACAAGGCTTGCAAGTTTCTCTCCGGGTGGATAGGGTAGGTTAGTATCGGTTACGGGTACCTCCCGTAGAACCTCCACCGCCGAATCCATGCTTCGCACTGCGGTCGTGACCGCCGTCCGTTCCGACATTCTCATGCCGGTGCGAAGTATGTTCGACTGTGTTGTGGCCCTTCGTATGGTGAACCGACTTTCCGCCGTGATCTCCGCCACGCGGAAAGCCCCGCGTATCGTCGTGGCTATGACCGCCTCGATGATCCTGGGGGTGGTGTGAGTTGACGTCCTTATGTCCGTGATGATCCGCATGCTCGTGCATATGGGCATGACCGCCCTTCGAATAGCGGTTGCGCGTGCCGCCCGTGCCCGAGTGAGACTCGTTCCCGGTGGACTCTCCCTGAGCGAGCTTATAGTGTTGCCGAGTGGCTTCCGTCATTTTAATGAACTCCTAGTTTGAGCAGTAGGGCTACCAGTGCTAGTATGACTCCCAACAGCCAGCCTACTTGACTGTGAGAGTTGCCGGAGGGTTTGGCGTACCGAAGCTCTTGCAAGCCTCGTTCGATTTTGCCGACTCTATTCCATTAACCACAGCGGTAATCTTACCGCATACCGTCTCGCCATCCGTATAGCCCGAGGTCGTAACGGTCAGCGCCGTTACGCCGGTCTGTACCGGTGTGCTCGATTCGCTGCCGGGACCTCCAGAGCCAACGTAGAGATTGTATGTAATAGACGACGTGCTCGGGATCGCGGTACCGTCTGTAAAGGTAGTCGGCGCCCCCCACGCCCAGGTACTGGTATTCGTGCTCGCTGTCTGTGCGAGCGCAACCGCGGAAAGTACCGCGATGGCCGTTGCGGCTAGGATGCCGATAAGATTCTTCATACGACGATTGCTCCTATGTGTTTCAGTGCCCAGAACGACGCCTCTTCCGCCTTAGTTATCGCGAGAGAAAGTTCACGCGAGTTACCGAGACGGCGGAGACAAGAGATTAGATTATCGGTCAGCTCCGCGACCTCCGCGGCCTGGAGCTGTTGTTCGATCGAGAGCGGCTTATCCTTATTGCGTCCCGACTCATCGCGTTCGATTTTCACTTGCTACCTCCGAAGGCGCCGGCGCCCGGACCGGAATGGCCTTCGAGGCCGGTACCTGTCGAGATGTTCGTTGACCGTCCCTCTTCGATCTTTGCCGCCGCGATCTCCAGAGCGGTAGAGTTATCATCCTGGTTGATCTGCTGACGCGCGGCGATCTCCGCTTGCGTTCTCTGGTTTTGTCCCTGCTCTTGCAGGATCGTCTGGTGAAGCTCCGTCTGCTGCTGAGACTGTGAAATAGCCTGCTTGGTCTGATTCTCCTGCTGACTCTGCTGCGTCTGCGCTTGGGTCTTCTGCGCATCCGAACTCGCCTTGATCTGTGCCGTCTGCAACGCCGCGTGTGCGGGGTCCATCGGAGCCGGAGGCGCGAACTGCTGCAAGACCTGCTGTGCCTGCTGGATAACCGGAGGTAGCTGTTGCAGAGCGCGCATGGCCGTCTTGACCGCTACCGAGGACGCCGCAGCAAGTGTCTGGTCCATCTCTCTCTGGACTTCCTCGTCCGGCATGCCGGCAAGCTTTCCGATGTCCGTTCCAGCCATCCGCGAAGTTGTCGACTCGATAAACGAGACGTACCAGTAAACTATATGTTCCTTTAGGTGCTGGAGCATCTTCGGGATAAACGTCGGGGCGATGATCGAAAGGAAACCGAAATACGGGCTCGTAAGGAAGTCGAGGTGGACCTGAATATGCGCGAGATGGTCCTGCTGAGGGAATGCGACGATAGGCTGACCGAGGGTCGCGGCGACGTTCTCGTTAACGGCATTGAGTTGCTTCGGTTCCGGTCGTGGCAGCAGCAGGTCTGTTGCGTTCGGGAGCTTCGAGCGCTCCAGGATCAGCTCTTCGACTTTGCGTAGATCGTAGAGCTGAGGCAATAGCTGAGCGCGCTGCGCAACTACCTGAATTTGGGCAAATCTCTGAACATCGGAGAAGACCTGCGGATCGGAGACCGGTATAACATCGGTCGGTCCCTCGTAATCCGAATGGTAAGCGAGCATTTCGCCGGTATCATCGAGAATCTCATTATCCGTAATGTAGAGTCGATTGATACGATGCAGGACGCCGATTAGCCGGTCCATCGCCGAGTGCAACCGACCGTGAATGGCGGAGAGCACCTTTAGGCCCTGCTCTATCAGAGCGAGGGTTGTGCCTACTGGCATATCCGGACGGCCGTCCTCTTGCAAGTTCTCGAATGTCGTGCGGACAAGAGCCTCGCCCTGCTCGGTTAGGAAGCCGAGAAGCTCAAAGAGCATTGTCGACGGCGGGTTAAACGGAATCGGCATCATCAGCTTGCGGATGTCCGCATCGCCGGTCACACTCCCCTCGATCTCCGTAACCTGACAGACGTTCAGGTCGAGGGTCTGGCCCGCCGCATTCGCGCCTTTTAGGCGCAACAGAGTTGGCAGGTTATTGACATGCGCGGAATCGAGCAGCGCCCGCAGTGCCCCACTCGCCGATCCGGCAAGCGAGCCGGCGAGATGGATTAAGCCTACCGACTGCGCACCACGCCAGGGGATAAACTCGAAGTCTACCATCCAGCACATGTTCGAACATTCCTTGTCCCCCTCTTCCCAATTGCGAATCAGGCGAACGATCTTGCGCGCATTCGGATCAATCTCGATCAGGTACGGCTTCGGCCCCTCCTCCGAGGGATCATTATTCGAAGTGTGCGAGAGTTCACCGGCAACTCGTATGTCCTCGTCATCGGTATTCTCGATCTCTGCGAGAGCTTCGATAACGTAGATGATGCGAAGCCCATCCTCATTCTGGGGGGTTGGGTCCTTCCCCTCCACTTTGTCGGCAGCCTCCTTTGCCCCAGTCCTCTCTGGTTTCTGGGGAGGTGGCGTGCTATCGATCTTGCGGTAGTAACCCGACCGAACACGTGACTCGAACTCGGCTTGAGTGATGCGTTCGACGTAAGTGCGGCGCTCAGCGCTGTAAAAGTCACCCGCTGCCTCAGGGATGTAGACATCGTCAAGCGGGACGAAAGTTGGAACAGGACGACGTTTAGTAGAGTCATAGACGAGTCTCATGTACTGGCTGCCGCCGAGAGGCTGCTGAGATAACAGCTTCTCCAGTTGCGAGCGGAACTCCGGCATCTGAGTCCGGAATTGCCAGTTCATGTGCGCTACTTTCCGCTTCGCCTTCTCCGTTCGCCCGGGCGTGACCGTACCGACGATATCATCGCGAACGACACCGGTCGGAGGCATCAGCTCGCCGATCGTATGCGACTGATAGTAGACCGTCGCTTTTGTTAGCATCGGGTGGACGGCGGTCGAAGCGCCGACGAACGCCTCGCCCCCTGGGGCCTCGTCGCCTAGCCCCGTGCGTTTGATTCCCTCTTCGTACTTCTTATCACGCTCGGCGCGAGCCTGCTTATCCGCATCGATGCGCCGCAGGAGCTCGGTACAGAGCTTGTCGAGGTCTTCCTCGGGGATCGTCTCGGCGAGGTTGTCATAGAAGTCCTCTTCGCCGGGCGCCTCGTCGTCGGATTCCTCATCCTCCATCTGAACGATCGCTCCTCCGTCATCTGTATCAGTTACAGGCGAGTCGTCCTCGTCGTAATTCTCGATCGTATCCGCACCGACATCATCAGCATTAGCGGCCATGCTTTTCTCCATAGAGCAGAGTTAGCCAACGCGAAAGCAACACTTCGGCCTGACCGCGATTAAACGCATACTCGCCTAGTCGGTAGATATCGTCCTTCGGCAAGTGCTCGACGGCGATATGGTGATGCGATCCGTTCCCGGCGTCGGTAAAACCAATCGTCTGCATCGGGACGAGGTTCCGAGTCGAGTTAAGGGTAACGAATACCACTCTTCCATCAGGCAACTTGATGGCCACTTTAACCTCAGGCACGGTTGCGTCTCCGAGACTTCCTCGCAACAGCGTTCCTGGCTCGTGTTCGACGGCGCAGGTTAGCGAAGGCCCGAGTTTCAAACATTGCGACATTAGGATGGTACCCCTTTGCCGGCTGTCTCTTCCCATTGACGTCTGAATTCTTTCTGTGCATAGGCATGTCGAATCTCCGATCGGACGAGATAGTCAAGGAATCGGCGCCTCTGATCTACGGTAGGCCCAGGCGGGTAAGTCACCTCGATATAAGGTGATGGACCTTTGCCTGTGTAACGAAAATGTTCTCTAGCCGTCATATGGGTTTCTGCGCCGCTCGGAGCGTAAGCGTTCGAGATGTTTATTAACCTGATCCTGCGGATTGACCTTTGCGGTAAACCGGAACCCGAACCTATCCATCAGAAACCGAATCGCCTGTGTCCCTGTGTCGAGAAGATCGTCATGCTCTAGCGACCCCTCGCCGACGTAGGAGCAGAACTGGGTAATGACCGGATCAGCCCAGCTCTTCGGCGTCCCCTCCCTACCCTTACGCTCCGACTCTAGTGCCCATACCCTACGCGCTGCGAAGCATGGGGATGCGGCATGCAGCCGGGACAGCTTATCCATCGCGCCCGGATTATAGCTCTCGGTAAGGATGTTCTCTACTGCGAGCATCTGGCGTAGGGAAATGCCTGATCCTTTCTCTTCGATCAGTAAGATATCAGCCTTCCGTCCCTGGTGAGAGGCTCTCTGGTGTTTCGGTATAACTACGGGGCGAAGGATCGGCTCGTCAGCGTCTCCGTAAGTGTAGTGTCGCTCGGTCCGGACGCGCGAGATCAGCGCCGGGAAGCCTAGATGCTCTTCCCAAGCATCGAGGAGCATCACGTTATCTACTCTGTTATGTTCGAAGAGTCCCCAGACAGTGCAGGCTGTCGGGTCGCCGGTCTGTTCTTTCTTATCCCAAGTCTTTTCCGTGAACGCAGTATCGAGCGAGTAGACGATAAAACGAAACTTTGGAAGAGACTTTCCCGCAGGCCAGAGCCGCCACTGCGATCGCTTGATAAATCCCGACTCCTCGGGGTCGAGGACTTCTCCCCACAGTTCTTGGCGTCCGATCGATGTGCCTTCGTACTTCGCAACGTTTTCATAGAAGGTCGTCGGCAGGTTATCCCGGTTTTCATACGTACTACCTGTTATAACGATCGATCGTGGCAGCTTAACGAGTGTGCGGACGAAGGGCTTTGGCTTCGGCGTACCGGTCCAGAATAACTGGGGGTGGGGGCCGAGGCGCATGCCCATTATCAGGTTATCCCAAGCCTTCTCGGGATACCTCCACGATGCTACCTCGTCGCACCAGGCGCCCCAGCTCTGCGGGCCGCGCAAGCGCTCCGGCGTATCGGCCGAAAATCCGATTATCTGGGAGGGTTCCGATCCCGTATCAAGCTCGATCATCGGGTACGGAGATATCTTCTTCTGCCGTATCAAGTTAGTTGGGATGATCGAATAGAACTTCCCTTTCGGCCCGATCGTCCCGTGTCGATCCTCGTATGAGCCGTGGAGCCCCGTCGGCCCGTAGAAGCAGACTTTGATTAGATCCTCGTGAGTGGGAGCGATCACGAACCAAATAGAGCCAGGGTTATTCCAGGCTCTGCGCCAAATCCAGTTCGCGGCACAGAGTGTCTTGCCGAACCCACGACCCGACTTAACACCATAGAAGTCCCACGATAGATCGTCGGGCGGGAGCTGCTTCGCGCGGGCGAGCCTCTTCCACCTTAGCGCCGAGGCGAGCGCCGAGAGATCGTTTAGGGAGAGTGACTCTAACTTCTCGCGGTCAATTTGGACGGATGGCGATGTCGTCCGGGAGTGGAGCGTATTCCCAGACGGCGCGAGCGAAGTCGAGGTCTTCGAAGCCTTGGTCACGGAACGCCTGCCGTGTTAGTTCGCAAGTCTCGGGATCGAGCACCGTTGTCGGATGCCCGATCTCGCGCGCATGTGGCTCGCAGAGATAGAGAAAGATGCTTATACGCGCGATCTGGTGTGGCTTGCCGCACTCGGCACAGACCGGACTCGGAGCGATGATTGTCATATCGATCCGTGCGAGGCATTCGCAGCCGATGCGGTCGCAGGTAGCAGCGTGGGGGTCTTTGTACATTCGAGGTCTCGCGAGTGCGAGGGGGCGCGGACGCTCGAGGATTTACGTCAGCGCCCCCTCTACCGTGCCGGACCGGGGGAGCGGTCGAGAGGCCGGGAGAGAGTAGCTTACTGTTTTCTTGGCAGCAACTTTTCACGGCTTCGTACCAACAGCCAAACCTCTCGGGCCTTTACTGGGTTGATCCTGCGGACGTGCCGCCACGCTTTCGCGCGGAGTTTCCTTTCTTGCGCGACGAGCCAGTCATCTCTTTCTCCGGTGTAACGCATGGCTGGTAAGCGATCTTATAGTTATCGACGAGCTGTTGCAAAAGACCAAGCATGCGCTCCCAGTTATCAGACGCCGGCTCTCTTGATAGCGTCATCATCGGGTTAGCGTCCTTCTCTGCTAGCTCTAACACCGCCCCAGTTAACATCTCGACACGGGTCGCGATCTTCTCTAGTGCAGCGGCGATCCGCTCGGCGACTTCCTCATACGCCGGTGTTAGCTTCGGAATGTCTGCCCCGTTAGGCTTGACAGCCGCGTTTCCTGCGGGCGGTTTCGGCTTGTCATCGTAGACGGCGCGACGGGTCGCGAGGTCCCAGCGGTCGGCAATCTCCTCCTCTGTGCGGTTAACCGGCACATACGCCGGCCCCTTCGGCTGCGGTCTACACGCCGGACAAGGGACACTACACCATTGCATCTTAACACCGGGCCTTGCACCGTCATGCGTGCCGTGTCCGGCGACGCGCAGCCCGGGAACTAAGCCATTGCGGCATTCTGGGTTGATACAATTAGCCATTTTACGGACACTCCCCATTTCGAGTTAGAAACAAAGCGGCCTCGGCGCGAGTCGGCATACAAAGCTGATCGACCTCGCAGAGCCAAATCGCCCAAGCGTCTCGGATAAGCGCCCGCCAGTATATCTCTCTGAGGTTAATGTCCATCAGTCGATTCTCGGCACGGGAGCGCATTCGGTTTTGTGAGGCACACGGGACCAGTCGCAATCTGGGACTGCTACTCGCGTTCGAATATCGCAGAAGACCCAGCGACCGTTCTTGACGCGCTCCTCGCTAATGCGGGAGCCGGGAGCGAACCGCCAATATAACACCGGCTTGGCCCGTTCGAGGACACCACCGCACTTCTCGATATGCTCGCGATCGGGGAACTGACACCAGATCGTGTAGAAGGAACCCCAGAGCGCGGTGCGCAGGAGCCCTGGAGTATCCTGCTTGCCGTCGAGCTTCGCACGCCACATCAGAGTAATGTAACGGTACGGCTCGTGTAGCTCCTCCCAAGCCTGCCTCTGTGCGGGTGTCATACGCATGCCGAGACGTTCGGGACTCGGCCGCGCGAACGGGCCGTAATGACCCTCTCGACAATCGAACACCGATTCGATGCGTTCTAACAGATCGGCCATCGTCATCGGACTTAGATCGGCAAACTCTTTCTTCATTCGAAGAACCTCAGGCGATCGTACTTAACAACGCGCGGGGTTAGTCCTAAACCATCGTCAACTAAGACTTTCCACTTGCGCGTATCGACTTCGCCAAATTGATAGACGTGTAGGACTCGTGCATGAAAGATGCGGTCTTTATAGCCCTTGCTCTCGAATATCACCCGATCGCCGCGCATTATCAGGTTGTTGCTGCTGTATCTTAATGGCATCGATGAGCTCTCGTAACAGTACATTCGTCTGGCGTAACTCTTCCCATAGTCCGGGACGCGATCTCGGCTCGTATAACATACGCGCCTCGTACTCGGAGAGGAAGGTTGTTAGATCGTCGCCCACCGCTTAGACATATCGGCCGGTTACCAGTACATAGAAAGAGTACAGCATCGCGCCGACGGAGATGATCTCGCCGATCGTTACGGCGATCTCGGTATAACGTTTCATAGGCGCCTGCCGCCGTCACGCTTGCAGACATACTCATCGAGATGTCGTTCGTGTCGTGCTATCGGGTCATACGCTTGACGACGTGCCGCATTAATCCTCTCGCGGTGTCGCTCCCGATACCGACGTGAGCGCTCTGCGGCTGCCCGTCGCTTCTGTTGCCTGCGAGTCATCGACCGGACTTCCCACGCTCATGCGCTTCGAGTTCGCGCAAGTCATTCGCCGCGTCACTAACACCGTGCCAGTCGCTTAGCGCGACCTTTGCCTGTAGGTATTCGATCAGCCGGCGCCGATGCTCCGCGTATGTTAGCGGTTGATTTATGGCCTCGCTCGGCTGCGGATGAAAGCTAACTTCGTCAGGCGTTGGGTGATAGTAATTCTTAACGCTCATCGTAGCGGTGTCGAAGTCGGCTGGTGCGTGTTCTTGCTGCTTGCGCGCCTGATCGGCGCTGCAAACTTCACAGAGCCCAGGTCCGCCGCACCGCGCTTTTACTCCGTCAGCACGTGGGTAAACGTGCCCGTGGCCGGTGTTAGACTGCTCATCGCTCGTTGTCATCTTTGCGTTCTACCTCGTTATCTGGTTTCGGAGTAACAAGACTTAGGATCGAGTCTATCAACTCCTTTCGGACCGAATGCTCAAGCGTTACGGGCTTGTCTTTATCCCCTGCGACGGTCGCGCGCTCGCCCCACTCCTCGCGCTTGCGGTTATAGATCCAAGCCTTCTGCGCGGCTGTATCTGGGAGTCGCTGACGTTTGACTACTCTAACGATAGCGTCTTTGCCGGCGACCTGCTCTTCTTCATATTCGAAGCCAACGGCATTCTTATACATTGCGAAGAGAACATCACCATCAACCTTCAGTCGGCCTTTCTCTATCCATTCATCGAGCGAGGGATAAGCCTTTCGCCATTTCTCCATTGTGCCTTTCGGCACTCCGCATAACAGTTCCATCTCCGCATCGCTCGCGCCTTTCGCGGCTAACATGCGGACCAGATGCTCTTCGTTCGGGAGAAAAACGGCTGTCGACTTCGCACCGATTGGCATGCGACCCGCCGTATATGGAATACGGATCTTTCTCTGGGGTTTCCGTGTCCGGCGAGCAGGCATGAAAACTAACTCCTAACTGGAATTGGAGTGCCCGCTCGGTCGTTCCCGATCGCCTACTATGCGCTGTGCCTTCGGCGAGCTTACACGGGCACGGTCGCACTCTAGCGCCGTCTCGCCGCGTAATGCAACAAGTCAGTACACATCCCCTACGGTACTGTCCCTTCCGGTATAGACCTTCTCTGGGTGTTCGATCACGGTCAAGGTATATATACCTGCGACGAAGCAACAATCATTCGATGGGAACTAACACCTAACAATTTCATACGCTATAAGCCAACCGCGGAAATGAACACTTGCCGAACACTGGGCGCAATCGCGATGAAACTTGATAAAAATAGCCTGAATACTTGATTCGTGTACTGAAACCACGAGTACACCACCCCTCTGATTGCGTAAGTCCTTAATTTTCTTATATATATATAATAGTGGAGTGGAGTGGACTTCTCTCTCTTATATAAGAAGGCAGGCGCGCGAAGAGATCAAATATAGTTCTAGTTTTCAAACTCTATCCCCCCTTAATGCGTACACGGGTACACTTTTCAGTAAATTTCCCTGCAAAATCCGAGAGTTACGCGCGCTGGACTTGATTTACCACGTTAGACACTTGCCTATTTCAAGTCCGGATTTTCCTAATAGAATCCGAGGCTTACGCGATGTCCTGCATATGAGGTGGCTGCAAGTCCTTCAAATCCTTAGATTATTTCTCATTATCAGCGGTTAGATCGGCCCTCTCGGGATATATCCCTCAGCTGATAGTAGGATATATCCCTCAGTCATTATGTGAAATAAAGCCCCCCGCGCGGCTACTCTAGTCAAGCATTTCCAGCAAGTGTCGGATTATTTTACAGCGAGATCAGGCGTTTTCGGACTATATCCCGCAAAACCGTCCTTTTAGCGTCGGATTCCTTTACATTTTCACCCGGCTCGCGGGAGCGTTACGCAGCAAATTCAGAGACTTAGCACTTTGGCACGCTATTCGCAGTATCCCTAGCGAGGCCGGCGCAGTAGTAGGGCCGGATACTTCAGAGTAGTCTAGCTCGCGGGGATAGCCCGCAGCATTACGTAAAATCGAGGAGAATCGAGTATGCCGAAGACCAAGCAGGCCGCGCCCGTCGCCGGCCTTACCAGCGAACAGACGGCCCGCATGGCCTCCCTTAAGGCCAAGCAGGCGAAGGAAAAGCTCTCCGCCGACGAGACCGGGGAGCTTGCCGACCTCGGCCGTATCGCCTACGTCGCGGAGAAGCAGGCTCAGAGGTCAGCGACTCCGAAGGCCGCGCCTGCAAAGAAAGCCCCCCGCCGGATCGCGAAGGCGAGCAACAAAGCTCCCGCGAAGAAGGGCGCGAAGGAAGGTAGCCGGGGCAGCGCAAACGAGGCAGCGGATGGTCGCATTCCGCTTAAGGCGATCTGCCAGAAGCTTGATATCGACCCGAAGCGTGCGCGCGTCGTCCTTCGTCGGCGGCTGCGGGCCGGCGAGCTTGCCGGGGGTACACACGAGATAGGCGGCGGGCGCTGGAATCTAACTCCCGCGAAGGCCGAACTCGTCCGCGAGACGCTTAAGACGTTCCTCCGCGAGCAGGCGTAGGACGCACCGCACTGCATCTCCTCCGCGCACGGAAGCGCGGGGCAGGTGCAGGACCGTGCGCCTTACGCGCCTATCGGGAGGTTTTCCATGCATATCCGAGACCGGGTCACTTATATAATGAAACTCCGCGCCGAAGTAGAACGCCAGCTGCGGGGTATCTACCTAACTTATACGATACCGACCGAAAGCCCTACGGAATCCGACCTAGCCGCCTACGTGCAAGCTGCGATGCTCTCCGAGCAGGCAGACGCGGTCCGAGAGTCGGGGCCGGCTTAGCCGTCGCGCGCAACCGAGGGGCCCGGCAAGCTTCCGTGCTGCCGGGCTTTTCACCTTTCCGGGGTTTCACTTAATATGACAGCTTCTAAACGTACCCGCGCACGCATGCGCGGACCCTACCTTCTGACCGAGCCGGGGCTGATATCCCCCGGAGCGCGTATAACGTCCGCAGTCCTTGCTCCTAGCCCGGGCAGGGGAGCGAAGGCGGGTAACCGTCCGAAATGGCCAACAGGCCCGCTGGAGGAAGCTCTCCAGCTTATCTCTGACGCACGGCTGCGCATGCGCGACGCGCTCCCCTCCGCCCGCCGTCGCGCACGCGGGGAGCTATGCGCCGCCGTTGCGATCCTCTCCGAGGTAATCGCCTCTATCGATCCGGCGCCGAAGCGTCGCACGAAAAAACCGAAAACCACGCGCAGTGCCCAACCGGTGCGCCGCCTAACTGCCCGCGAGCTAGAGTTAAATGGCGTTCCCGAAGGTGACGAAGCGCTCGAAGCCTTCGCACGGGAGATTGCTGATGAATAACCTATTTACCCTTGCACAGCTCCGCGAGATGGATCACGAGTACCAAGGCGGCTGCCTCTACTGCGGTGCGGTACGCGACTGCTGCGAGCCGGACGCACGCGCCTACGATTGCGAGGAGTGCGGGCGCAAGGGTGTTTACGGAGCGGCGGAGATTATACTGATGGGGAGAGTAAAAGATGGCTAGAGGTCGTTATGTTAGGAGAATCGGTAATGAATAGCAATGGTTATGATAGCCGCCGCACTTGGCGGCAACAGCTGCGCCGCAAGCTCTATCGGCTTAAGCAGCGCGCGAAGAGTCGCGGCCGGGCGCCCGATCCGTCGCGCGTCGCGTTTCTCGAAAACCGCATCCGGGAGACCCGCCGTGTCTAATCGGCGCACGAAAGCCACCGAGGCGCGCCGGCTCGCAGACGTTGCAATGCAGCGCATGCGCGAGCGTGCGAAGCAATCACGCGCCGAAGAGACGGACCCGGTAGAGGCCGCAGCCTACGCCTTGATAGAGCGGCTAGGGTGGGATTGGTTTGATACGGAATCTAGCGCGCGAGCGGTCGCACGGGCGGCAGCGCGCGACATACTAGCCCTACGGAAAGAGCTAGAGGAATTACGCCAAGGTGGCTTTCGAGTTCGCACGCAACTAACTAACACGAAGGGTGAATGACAATGTTAAAGCTGATGTACGCGCATATCCGCACCTGCCACGATGGTAGCTATGATACGTATGCGCATGAGATAGAGCGCCGCTTCCCCGGCGATGGGGTCGAGCTGAATGAGGAATGCGCGGCATTCTTTAACGAGCAGGGTTACTGTCTCTACGGCGGTGGGTCAGTAATCCTCTCTTCGGTCCTCGGCGAGGGCGATGAGTTTAGGGCCGCTTTGGATGCTTGGGATTCCGAGGATATCTGCACCGAACGCACGGACTACGTTCGCAGGTGGCTTGCGCTCTTCGCCTGCGCCGAGGGGCACGCGGCGAAGCAAGCCGCCGCACGGGCCGAGGCTATCGCCGAAACCCAGAGGGTAGCGGCGGGCGCGTGCGGCCCGCAGGAGGCAATCGCCGAGTAATCCTGCTGGCGACGGGAATAAGCTAACACTAAGAATTTGGAGTTTATGAAAATGCAGAATGTTACGTTTCGGGTCGAGGGCGAGAAGAAGGCGAAGAAACTGGTCATCGAGGTTGACCTCTCACAGCGCCTTGGGCCCTCCGGCAGCGGCAAAACAACAATAGTCGCGACGACGGGCGGCAATGCCGATATCGGGTACGAGGGGATCAAGTTCGGACTGAACGTCTTCGTCAAGGCGAACGGAGCAGATACAGCCGGCAAGGGGGGAAAGTAACGTGGCCGGGCGCTGGGGTCCGATGCATAAGTGCGGTGTTAAGTCCTGCAATAACCAGACGGTTAATGTGATTTGCCCGCAATGCAAGCAATACGATAAACAGGTTACGAGCCGCGATCATACGTGGAGGCTGGCGATGCGATCGCGTTACCAGAGACTCGATGAGCGCCTAGAGCGCGTCGACAGCCACAAGAACGTGGTCGATTTTCGCGCGCCGAAACGTAGGAGGGCCTAACCGTGCCAACCGGGGTCTACCGACGCAAGAAGAAGGGGAAGACGCGCAGACGCCCGAGTCTCCCGACTCGTGGTAACGGGGCCATCCTCTTGCACCTGCGACGCGCGATGACGCTTATCAACAAGGACCTGCGAGACGGCGCGGAGCTGCGCGAATCGGACTGTGAGGTCCGCTTCGCTCTCGCGGTAGCGGAACGCAACGAGAGGATCGAACGAGAACCAAGCACGGACGACAAGTAATCCACCAACCGCCAATGATCGGGCAAGGAAGCCCGGTCACGGCATAGTAGGAGTGCAGAAGTAATGAGAATCGAACCGACAAAGTGGCAAGTTAGATTGCCAATCCGCGTCGAGGAGATCAGCGCGGCTTCCGTGCGCGAGCCGGGCAAGCTCGCTACGCATGGGCTCGCGCTTACGACGTGCGACGATATCGCGCGGCGCCGACGCGAGTCCCCTGCCGAGGGATTGCCAACGCATATCGCGCTCTCTGGGGGCGGGTACTGGGCTTTCCTCTACCCGACGCCGACGAAGGCGTATGACCTAACTATAACCGAGTTCGCGACGCTCCTGCCGCCGCGAAGGGCTGGAGGCTGCTAGCATGATGATACGTGGAATAACGATAATGCTGATGATAGCACTTCTCTCGGGCTGCGCGACCTGCGAGCGGCATAAGACCGTGTGTACGGTCGGGATGATGCTGCTTATCGGATCGATCGCGATAGCGGCAAACAGTCACGGATCGCGCAGCCATCAACCCGATCACGAAGTGTGCAACTCGCCTCTCGTTCCAAACTTTAACTCTCCGACCGCGACGAACGGTGTTATATGTCCGAATTAACTTGCCTAGGTCCGCGCAAGCCGCCATTGCGGGTTACTCCCGATATCGTCGCGGTTCGGCGCGTGATCCGTCTCTTAAACGCTCGCGAAGCGCGCGGCGAGGTCTATAAGCAATCGAAGCGCGCATTGCGGGAGCTACTCTTAAAACTACTCCGGGAGGCAAACCCGTGAATTGCACTCCTACTACTGGGTGGAGGCTTCCGCCTCCGCCATTCGACGAGGATGACGCCGAGGACGAGGAGGAAGACGATGGCCGTTAGACTACCAAAACCGAATGACTGGGAATCGTTAGGCCCGAGACATGCCCGCTATAAGGCCCGCGACTTCTACGGCGAGCACGCTGCCGATATGGCAGAGTTGAATTACCTTCGCGATTGGAAGCGCTGGGCAGAGCAACAGCTCGCGAGCTTAGAGGCTTTCGGCCGTAGCGTAAACGAGGCGATCAATTCCGGAGACGGGAGCTACCGACCGTGAAAACCGATCCTAACAAAGATACGACAGGCGCACCGCTGCCCTGGGTCTTCGATGGCGACTTCGTCGTCGTAGATTGCCCACGCGGTCAATACCCCGTCGTCTGCCGCCCGCTCTGCGAGGCGGATGGTAATCTGATTGCCGCATCCGGCGAGCAGAATGCGCTATTAGACGAGATTTACACTTTCCTCTCGGGCCGGGCTGAGGCGACTGGGATTCGTCCCGCATGGTTCGAAGAGACGAAAGAGGCATTAGCAAAAGCACGAGGAGAACTGGGAAATGGTTAAGAAAAAAGATAGCACCAAGCTCTATGGCACACGTCCGCGTAGCGCTGATAAGACTGCCGAAGAGATCGGCGACGAGTTACGGGCCGATATCCGGCGCGCACTCGTGGAGATCGAAACAGAAACAGGGTATAGAGTTCACCTCCTATGTGCGTTCTTCGTCCATCCCTCTAACCCGAAACCTCCAGGAGAGGAGCCCGTCTGTGTCTTCGGGATGCATACGACCTATAGCAGCTCTCTAAGCCTGTATCGGTTAGTAAATGGAATCGAAACGACCCTTCAGGACCGGATGGCAGCGGAGATCGCAGGCGTACTGCCGAGGGAGCCACGCTCATGTTAACTCTCGCCGAACGCACGTTAATCACAGAGCGCCTGATCGAGCAGTGGAAGGAGCTGGTCGAGGACTTCGAAGTTCAACTTAGCCTACGAGTCGATACATTACTCGTCCTCTCGGTCTCCGATCGGAGCGCCACCCGTGATCCCGGGACCTGCGGATGCGCCGTAACGGAAGGCATCCCTCCCGAGGCCCGCTATACGCTGCTGCGGAGCCTTATAGCGGCCTCGGACGGTACCGGCCCCGTAGCAGCGGGACGCGCCGGAAACGGCTCTAGCGGCTCCGTATGCAGCGGGAAAGGGGGGTAAACCCGTGCTAGAGGTCCTATTTATCGTCGCTCTAGGGGTCGCTGCCGGCCTCGGCCTCGCGGCCTACCCCCGCCTAGCGGCCTTACTCGCCCTGGCCGGCTGCGGGGCTGCTATTGCGGCAGGCGTCGCGTATCTCGCCCCCCGCACGGCGCTAGACCTCGGCGCCTGCTTCGTCGGATTCGTGCTCGTTACCGTTCGGCTCCGCCCGCGCTAGGGGCGGAGTCGGCGGACCCTTTAGGCCAGTAGCACTCGCGCCCATCTACCTCGCCGACTGCGATTAGGTCGGCTTCGACCAAAGCCCCAATCGTCTCGTCTAACTCGCGGCCCCGCATGTGACGGGCGAGCCGATAGAGCATTGGCTTCGGCATAATCCCCCGACTCGTGCTGTGCTTCTCGTGCTCCGATCGCGCCCGATGGAAATAGTCGCGCGCTCTGCGGATAACCATCTCTACATACTTCGATGCGCGTTCGTTTATAGTGCGGGCGCCGGTCTGCTCGACGCGGCCTCCCCACGATTGGGTAGAGTACGTTAGAAACTCCACTGCCCAATCGGCGATCTCTTTTGTAATGATCGGTCGCTTCGCCGAAAGCCCGACCGAGACGATGCCGGAACAGATAATAGCGTTTTGGGCAGTGCGTCCCCAAATCTCCGCGTTACCCCCTCGGGCTGCTTCGGTCCGACAAACGTCAACGAAGTCGGCGAGCCGCCGGTAAACCGCTGTGTTCTCGAATCGGATCGGGATAAATGGCTTAGTCGTGCTCGCAGGGCGAGCAATCGAGGCAAACTCCTTAAGCCGCTTCTCTAGAACCGATGGAAAAGTATCATCCCGGTTTTCATTTACCTCCGGGACTTTATCCCCCGCATCGAGGAGGATAAATCTGTTAACGAGACCTAACTGGAGGTCGGCGTCGGAGAGCACTTCGAGAAGTTGCGAAGGTTGTGCGGCTGCGAAGATCAAGAAGAAGGGATGTTTTAAGGTAGAGATTGTTTGCTTGCGACCCGGTGTCCCGGCAACGATCTTCGCCCCCTTGCCATAGAGCTGCAAGAAATACGTGATCATCTGGTAGTCCATCCCCCCTTGGGAGCGCGAAGCGGAACGGAGCTTGCGGGCGCATTCGTCCCACAGCAGAAGTCCGAGACTCGGCTCGTCGGCGAGGCGATCGAGCATCGCGTGATAGCTTTGAAATCCTTGGAATACGTGTTGTCCGAGGCCCGCTCGATAGGCGATCTCGAAGAGCGAGTCTTGGGAAGACCCCTTCCCCGCTGCGGTCGGCGCCGAGAGCAGGAAGTAAGGTTGTAGCGGTGTATCCCAGGCGTCGACAAGGTAGAGATTCCGCGAGCAGAAGGCGACCGCGGCTAATCCTGTAGCGAGATCGAAGAGCGGCTGACGGAGAAATGATTGTCGAGCCTGCCACTTCGCAATATCGCCGACGAGCCCCGGCACGCTAAGGAGACGCGGCGGAATCGGTTTCCGTAACAGTGTAGTCTCTTCGATAGAATCGGGCGCCCCGGTAATCGCTACTTCGAGCTTTAGCCAATCCCGGAGCTTTTTTACTACCTCGCCCGGGAGCCACTGCGAGAGGGAGGGCCAGCCGGGGACGTGAGATTTAGCCTTGTAATTCTTAATCACATTCCGCACCGTTCTCTGGTGCTTTGCTAGTGCCTCCCCGCTGCTGCGCGTAGCGACGAGCACACCGGAGAGAAGCTTCTCGATTGCATCTGGCTGCCAATTAGACCAGAGCAGCGAGCCGCTAACGGCGACGATATAGTCATGCCGCGAGCCCTCCTCTGGCCAAAACCGAGCAAAGACCGCCGCTGCCGCAACCATTCGACAAAGCAGAAGGAGCTTCGCCCGGTTAATCGGGGCGAAATCAATGTCGTGGTAGATCTTGTAACGTTCGCCACTTGGATGGATCGATGGCGGCAATACCGACTGACTACCCGTGCTCCGGATCTCGACTAGCATCCCGATCTCCGGGATTTGAAATTTACGGGTCTCCGCACCCTCCGACCGGAAGAGATAATGCGAGCCGGGTGCGGAATTGCGACCGTAGATAAATGTTTCTGGGAATATCTTCGCTGCGGCGCGACAAGACTCTTCGGTATCGAGATCGATATCAACTACCCAATCAGACGGCAGTCCCCAAAGTCCCCCAACATTATAACCACGGTGAAAAAAGCGGTCAATTGTATCTTCCTTGACTCGCATCGTATTCCATTTCTTGCCGCCGGTCGGCTTCTTCGATCGAGCCCGCAGCGGCACCGGCATTATGCCGCGCTTTAACCAATTCCGAGCAGCACCAGCGGAATCAAGTTGCGGTTTGGGGCCCTTTTCGCTAAGCTCCTCCCTCGTTATTGATTCCCCTTCAGCAACACTTCGCACTTTACGGCGCGGCGAGCTTCGAACTCCCGCGCCGTTTTCTTTGGCGGTCCGCATCCGAATTAACCTCCAATATCAATTGTCACTTTCAGCTTTACTTCGTCGCCAAGCGGCGTAAGATCGACGCTTGTCCGCCAACGGCTTCGCGGTAGGCGGATCGGGGAATCTAGTCGGTAATCTTTCGGGGAGCAAGCATGACGATCGTTGTGGTAGAGGGCGTAGATGGCGCCGGGAAAACTACGCTCATCAATAACCTGCGTGACGTATCCCGAGAGTATTTCTGGGTACTGCGCGCTTCCGGTCCTGCTAATAGTTCGGATCAACTCCAGCGTGCGGTAGACGAGCTATCGACCCTTATCGATGGTTCCCCTACTAACTGGGTATTCGATCGACACCCTCTGGTCTCCGAACCGATCTACGGGCATATCCTGCGCGGTAAGAGTCACCTTGAGGGGATGAGTGCCTGGGGGTATAAAGCAAGGATTCAGGAGTTTAGCAAGATCATTTATTGCCGCCCTCCGTTCGATATCGTCCAGGAGGAGTCGAAGCACGAACGGCAGTTAGAGGGCGTTCACGATAAGTTGCGGGGGCTATACGACGCCTACGACGAAGCGATGGATTTTCTCCGAGTTCATCTACGAGTTCCCGTCATTACCTATGATTGGACGGCAGGCAAACTAACTCAAGCCTATAAGGGGACGACCTGCGATATAAACCAGCTCTTCTGGGAGAGGGTAGTCTGATGGATAAGCTCGTAGAGATATTCGATCGCCAGCGGAAGTACCTTGAGTCTCTTCGGACTATCTATTATCTGAATGGATACGAACTTCACGCTCACGCTCCACCGTGGGACTTGCAGGGTCGCGATGAGCAGGAGGAGTTCCGCCTGTTAGCCTGGCGGTTTACCGAAGAGTTGATCGAAGCCGCGGCCGAGGCCGATCCACAGAAGTACATCACCGAGCTAGCCGACGCGCTGCATTTCCTGATAGAGATTGCGCTCTATGCGGGGATCACGGTTAAGGATGTCTACGACGGGGGTGAAGGCTGGTCGTGGGAAGAGTTATTCGCCGAGGCGCAGCGCGCCCAATTCCACGGAGCACGCAAGGGGTACGGCGATCTCTGCAACCTATCGATCGAACATCTCGGCAACGCAATGTGCCTGCTAAAGCAACGGCCTTGGCGAACGGACGACCGGCGCACCGATCCGGAAGCCTTCCGCACCAGATATCGTGTTGCGTTCCTCGCTTTCATTACCGATTGCGTCGCACGAGGGGTTGGCGCTCAAGCCCTCTATGACGCCTTCTTCGCGAAGGCTAAGGTCAACGATCAGAGAACACGAGAACAGAAATGAGTCGATCCGAAGCGATTGTTACGGTTGGGGTCTGCATCGCTGTCGGGGCTGCTTGCCTCGCCACGCATAGCGCCGATCCACTCTGGGTTCTGCTCCTTCTAGCCTTCTGGGGAATCTAATGGAAATCGCAGCGGGCAGGAAAGTCTGGCCAGCTCCTCTTTACTACGCGATCGCTGAAGGAGAGATCGCAGGTTGGCAGGCTATCGGTAAGGTAGTTCAGGATATAACTCTAACAGCGAATATCCTTCCGAGATGGACCTTCGAGGATTGGGGCTACGGAAGGAACAAGATAACTCAGCTGATGAGGAACTACGTCAATGAAGAAGAGTTTGAGCGCGTCCGTTCTGTGCTTAAGCGGCGGAGCGAGAAGAAGTACACCTCGGTGGCGCTCTCTCTGCGCGGCAAGCCGAAAGACTCACGATCGCAAGGGTGGTGCATGCTCTCGCTCGTCGTCTCCCGCAACGGGCCTGACCAGAGCATCGAAGTGCAGTACCGCACCACCGAAGCCATACTCAAGTTTGCGGCCGATGTCATCTTCCTGCGGACGTACCTACTACCGCAACTGAATCTAAGTCCCAATACCTTCCGCTTCCGGTTTGCAAACTGTGCGCTCTCGGGAGCCTATTTTCCATACCTCGTCGACAAGCTCGATCTGATTTTCTTTCTCAAGCAGATTCGCATGCATGACGAGGCATTCTTTCTGCGGACGACACGCTTTCTGCTAAAAGCCTCGTACCGCAAGGATCAATATCATCCGTTCTCGCCGGAACGGGTATCGCACAAGTTCCTTTGGCAGCGGGCGACGACAGCTCAGATTAAGGCCATACGCGCCTATCTCGAACCGCTGCACGCGGCTACCGGTCGCCCGCTCCCAAAGGACTTCCACGACGAGTCGTATATACCGAAGGGCCAGCGCGCCCGCCAAATCGAGGAGCAAGACGATGACTGATAGAGAACAAGGCGATACCGCCGAGGCGTCTCCCACGAGAAATATGAGCTTCTCCGAGGCTCTATTCTTGATCAAACGAGGAAAACGCCTACAACGTGCAGGCTGGAACGGTAAAGGGATGTTCGTCTTTCTCGTACCGGGCAGCGTCTTTAAGGTCAGTAGGCCGCCACTTCTCGGTATCTATCCGGGGGGGACGGAGATTCGATACCACGGTCACGTCGATATGAGGACCGCCGACGGCATGGTAGTTCCCTGGCTCTGTTCACAGACGGACCTTCTCGCCGAGGACTGGCAGGTCGTGGAGTAACAGCAATGGGAACCGAGAAACGAGGTTTCGCTTCGATGGACCCGGAGCGACAGAGAGAGATCGCAAGGATGGGAGGCAAGGCAGTCAGGGACGAGAAGAGATCGTTCAGTCAGAACCGTCAGCTCGCGGCCGAGGCCGGGCGCAAAGGCGGGAAGTCGGTACCCGGGGCTAAACGATCGTTTAGTCAAGACCGGGAGCTTGCCTCTACGGCGGGACGTAAGGGCGGTCAGAGTGTTCCGGACGAGAAGCGCAGCTTCTCACAGGACCCGGAGTTAGCGGCCAGGGCGGGTGCGATAGGGGGGACAAATTCTCAACGCAATCAGCGAGAGGCAAAGCAGTCATGAAGCTCTGTTTAATTGGTAGCAGTCGATTTAAGGACCAGTACGACGAGCTGAACAGAAGGCTGACCCTTGCGGGTCACGTCGTCTACTCGATCGCGCAAGTCTCGACGAGTGCCGGCACGGAGCTGGACCCCGATGATAAGATGGTCCTCGATCTCGTCCATCTTCGGAAGATTCAGGAATCAGAGGGAGTAGTCCTGGTTACTGACGAGAGTCGGTACATCGGCTTCTCTACTCGCCGCGAGATGATCTGGGCTCGGATGCTCTCCAAGCCCATCTATGGGCCGGTTGCCGAGGTCGAGGAGAACTATGGGGATATCGGAATCCCCTGGTACGATCTGGGGCCCATCATGGACTCGCATTTCATTCGAGGCTAGTCATGCAGACGTTCGCGACATTCGATGCGGCAAGAGCACTCTTCGAAAACAAGTTCTACAGCAGGAGCTACGAGGTCAAGGCCCCGCACTGGCAAGGAGTAGACGTTTCGAGGAAGCCGGATATGGCCATGCGGGAACTCTTCGCAGAGTCTTTCCAGGTCCCGCTGCGAGGGATTGAAGACTTAGAGCACTGGAAGGCAGATATCAAGCCTAACTTGCCATTCGCGGACGTTACCTTCGCGGAGCGAATCGGCGGAGAACCCCTAAACCCGGGCGAGAGCTGGAAAGTCTGGCCTTGGGGTCACTCCGCCGACAAGTTCCGAAACGCAAATGGTCAGTTCGATCATACCTACCAGGAGCGCTTCTGGCCGAAGTTTGCCGGAGTACATTATTCCCCGGAGGGGCGGACGGCACTAACGGACCGGAACGACCCGAATACCGGAATCAGATTCGAGTATGGTGATCTCGATAATCTTATCGACCATCTACTGAAGGACCCTCTCTCTCGTCAAGCCTATCTGCCGATCTGGTTTCCGGAGGACCTTCACCCGGAAGCGAAGCGCAAACCTTGCACCCTCGGCTATCATTTTCTGATGCGGCATGGGTATCTGCATCTTACGTATCATATCCGATCCTGTGACTTCGTTCGGCATTGGGCGGACGATTGTTACCTCGCTGTGCGGCTGCTGCTGCACGTCCTCGATGAGCTTCGAGGTCGCGATAAGTACGGAGACTGGAGACCGGTAAAGCCGGGCATGTACGTCATGCATATCGCGAGCTTCCATATGTTCGTAAACGACTGGATCGCGTTGAAGGTAAAGCATGATCATAAAGTTAAGAGGCTTCAAGCAAGTACACAGCAATCCTAGGCTCGGCTCTACTACCTATGAGAAATACCGTAATGGCCAGCTTGAAGTTCGGGTCTCGACACACAAAGGCTCCCGCGAAAGCCACGTCTGCTTCCTCTTTGGAATCAGGGAAGACATTTCTGTTGAATTGCTCGGGAACGATTCCTCAATTCTTCTCGACGTATGTCCCGAGGTACGAAAGCATCAATTACGGTCCCCTCGTCGTAAAGTTAAGTTGGTCCGATCGGTACGCGCCGGCGATCCGAGCAATCAGCCCGAAGCGATCCGCAAACCGCCAAGACGCCTATCTCGACGCCGATGAGTTAGGGCGAGTCTATATGAAGCTCGCGGAGAAGAGGGAAGCCTCGATCCGGTTCGGCGTCGAGAAGAAGGGCCACGGCTATACAGGCAAGCGCGGTGACTTCTGTCTCGTCGGCGGCGTAGTGCGGCGCAAAGAGCTGACTGTTTTTTACCGGTCTCTCGAATTGATCGGAGGTTTTGGTTACGATTTGACTCTGTTCGACTACCTTGCTGATTACTTCGAGACTCGTTGGGAGCACGTTCACATCCTAGCAACCAAGGCATTCGTCTTCGCTCTGAAAGGCAACTCGAATGAGAAACTCTACCCCCGACTCCGAGAAATTTTCCATGTCTGAGCGGGCTCGCATCACGAGGCACCAGCTTTTGATGGACGTGGCTATCGCGGCTGCGAAACGCTCGACCTGTCTGCGCCTGCAAGTGGGAGCGGTCATCGGCGTTAACGGTCGCGTTATTTCCGTTGGCTATAACGGCGCACCCTCCGGGGTATCTCATTGCACGCCGGAGATATGCGGCCCGGATAAGCCGTGCACACGGGCGGTACATGCCGAGGCGAACGCAATCGCTTGGGCAGCGCGGCAGGGGCTTGCGACCGGCCAGCACTATCTTTACACGACGGTCTCTCCATGCCTCGATTGCTCAAAGCTAATTCTTAGCGCCGGGATCGCGGTCGTGATATTTAAGGACGAGTATCGGGACCTGACACCGCTGATCTATCTGGAAAATGCGGGCTGCATAACCTACCGCATCGATGTCAACGGAAATATCTACCGCTCATGCGAAGAGTAGCTTGTACCCGCTGCCCGCTCTACAAGACGGCGAAGTCCGTCTGTGTTCCTCGTGAGCAGGTCGGCGCCGATCCGAAAGTCTTAGTCATAGGCGAGGCTCCGGGCCGCGAGGAGGATCAACGTAATCGGCCGTTCGTCGGCCGATCTGGCCGATTGCTGCGCGAGGCATTGCAGAAGGCAGGCATTCACCAGTACATCCTGACGAACCTGGTACGGTGTCGACCTCCGGATAACCGCGCGCCTACTCGCGAAGAGATCAAAGCCTGTAACGTTCATCTCATGCAGGAGCTGGCCGAACTGCACCCCGAGTTTATTGTTACAGCGGGCGGTCCGGCTTCGAAGGCGGTAGCCAAGCAATCGAAAATCACAGAGGCTCATGGGAAACTCGTGCCGTTGCCGGCGGGTGCGCAGGGCTACCCGATCCTTCACCCCGCTTACATTCTGCGCGATCCGTCGAAACAGGCTATCTTCGATCACGACCTGGAGCGACTCGCACGGATAATGCGGGGAGAGAAGCGCGGCGACTTGCCGAAGTGGGAGGTAGTTACCCGAGAGAACTGGTCAGAGTTCCTTGCCGAATTCCGCGCCGCCGAGGCATTCTCTTTCGACCTAGAGACCCCCGGACTCTTCCCCTATGACCGGAAGGGCTTTATCCGTTGCGTAGGAGTGGGGTTACCGAGCCGTTCTTGGGTAATTCGAGGCGAAATGCCGGGCTCGCCTTTCTCTGGTAAGCCTGAACTTCTCGCCGCAATGGTCAATCTCCTAATCAGAGAACAGCGGAAACTGGGTAAGATCGGTGTAGCCCAAAACGGCAAATTCGACGCGAAGTGGCTTGCGATCTACTGTGGTGACTCGTTCGATTTACACTTCGATACGATGCTCGCTCATTATATCATCGATGAGAATCAACCGCATGATCTTAAGTATCTCGCTCGCGCTTACCTCGACGCTCCGGAATATGACCTTACTACCAAGGAGAAGCAGGGGTTCACCACCCCAGCGAAGCTCTACGAGTACAACGGTTTTGACTGTGGATATACGCTTCGTCTATACACAATCTTTGATCGAGTCTTTAAGCGTGATCCCCGTCTACGTCGGCTCTTTTACCGGCTGATGATGCCCGCTTCCCGGGCTATGCAATTGATAGAGCTGGAAGGTCTCTATCTGAATATGCCGAAGTACGCCGAGACTGAGGTTCAAGTTACGAAGGAACGTGATGAAATGCTCGGCAAGCTAAACAAGCTTGCGGCGAAATACGGTCAACCCGTTAACTGGAATGCTCCCGCGCAGGTCGCCAAGCTCTTCTATGAGCGGTTAAAGCTCAAGTGTACAGTTAGGACCGCGAAAGGCGCTCCGTCTACTGGGGAAGCTGCTCTGGCCGACCTGCGCGGGAAGCATGAGGTAGTAGATCAGCTCATCAAGTTCCGCGAACTGGAGAAATTCCTTGGCACCTACATCAAAGGATGGAAAGAATACATCGTCGAAAATCGTCTCTTCATGGATTACAAGCTGCATGGGACCGTTACAGGACGATATTCTAGCCGCCTACACCAAGTGCCTCGCGACGGGACAATCCGTAATCTTGTGGAGGCACCACCGGGATGGAAATTCGTTCAAGCTGACTTGTCGCAGGCTGAACTTCGAATCGCCGCCGAATTCTCAAGGGACCTCGAACTGGTAGCATGCTTCCAGCCCGGAGGCGAGGACGTTCACTGGAGGACGTTGCTCTTTATGATCGAGAGCGGCCGATCGGATGAGTATACCAAGCCCGCTCTAGAGACTGCCTCGAAACTCCGTTCATTCCGGATAGGCCAGTTATCGAGTGCGATCGAGATACTACGCAAGGCGGGTCACGATCGGGCAATCGGTCTCTGGAAACCGTGGAAAGAGGCACGGAAGAAAGCGAAGGCGATCAACTTCGGATTCGTCTTTGGAATGTTCGAGAATAAGTTCATCGAGCAGGCGAAGACGAAATACCAGTGGGACTGCACTTGGGAAGAAGCCCATTCGATGCGTCAAGCCTACTTTGAGCTCTACCAAGGTGTTCCTCGCTGGCACGAGCGGCAGAAGGCTCTGTTAAAGGTCAACGGTTATGTAACTAACCTCTTCGGCCGCGTGCGTCGGCTGCCCGGTGTCTTCTCGCAGGACCGCGAGCTACGCGGCGAGGCCGAGCGCCAGGCGATTAACTCTCCGGTCCAGGGGACGATTGGTGATTGGAAGGCTGCGGCCATGGTGGAAATACACGAGACGATCGATCGTCAAGCGCTTAGGATTGTCGGCGAGCATCACGACGCGCTTCTGATGATCGTGCGCGACGGTGCCGAGGACGAGGTATTGCCGAAGGTCCGGTCTATCATGCGCCGCCCGAAGCTCCTCGATGACTTTAAGATTCGTATGTCCGTCCCGATGGAATCCGAAATCGAGATCGGTCCGTGGGGCGCCGGTAAGAAGTGGGAGCAAAAATGCCTAGCGAAGTCATAATCAGATTATCCGGGGATCAAGCAACCGACCTGAAGCTCTTGTTGCTCTCGGAAGCCAGAACGCCTAAACAGCGTAGCGAGATGAATTTCCACGATCGTCTCGACGAGGGGGTCAGAAACGTCGTACTCAAGCAGATTAAGGAGCAGCTGAATGGTTAGAACTACCCGCTATTCGGAGATCAAGGCTTTTCGGCGCTGCCCGAAATTGCATGAGTACGCTTATATCCAGCGCATTCAGAAGGTAAGGCCGGCGGCGGCTCCGCATCGCGGCACCATCCTGCATGAAATGCTCGACGCGCGAGCACGGCGCATGATGGGGGATAAGACTTCCGTGCCTTTGATGATTCTCTCCGGTTACGAGAAGAAACACCGCAGTCTCTTCGCCGAGGAACGCGAACTGTACGGAGAGAATTTCATACCGGATATCCGGCGCGTATTCGAAGGCTACGAACGGACTTGGGCACAGGACGGCTGGGAGTATGAGTATTCCGAGCAGGAGATCGAGACCGATCTTGGCGACGCGAAGGACAAGGAGCTTCGGGGAGTTGTTTACCACGGTACTCTCGATAAGATCGTCGTTACGCGAGACGACCGGCGCTGGCTCGTCGATCATAAGACTCACAAATCGATTCCGACCGAGGAACAGCGTTTTCAGGACTACCAGATGCTGCTTTATGTCTGGGCCTGGAATCGTGAGAACCCCGAGGAACCTATCGATGGCATCATCTGGGATTACCTGCGCACGAAAGCCCCGACGATTCCCGAGACTCTGGTAAGAGGGGGGTTGACGCAACGCGCGAACCTTGATACAGATTATTACACATATATGACCGAGCTGAAACGCTTAAAGCTCGACCCGAAGCCTTACTCAGAGTTCTTAGCGGGACTGCGGCAGCGATCAGCGGACAAATTCTTCCTGCGTGTGCCTCTGCCGAAGCCGAGCAAGGCAATGACCACCACCGTCGTTGAAGACTTCCGCGCGACGACGACCGCAATGCTGCAATGCTCGCGCCCGACTCGCACAATGACGAAGGACTGTTCGTGGTGCGAGTTCTATCGGCTCTGCACGGCGGAGCTGCGAGGTCTAGACTCGAATTACATCCTAAAGTCCGAATATGAGGAACGGAAAGATGAAGAAGACGTTGAAGAAGACGAACCCGAAACCCGCTAGCTCGATTCTAACTCGTGCTAAGCCGATAGAGGATATCGACTCACACGTCGTAATGCTTTGCTACGGTCAGGCGGGGAAAGGCAAGACAGTATTCGCCTGCACGTTCCCGAAGCCTTTGCTACTGATCGATATTAAGGAGAAGGGGTTTGAATCCGTTATCGATGTCCCCGGCGTCGATTTGTTGGAGGTTAACGATTGGGACGAGGTAGAGGACGTTTATTGGGAACTAGAGAAAGGAACGAAATACCAGTCCATTGTTATAGATCAGCTAACAGCGATGCAGGCTCTTGCCATTGGGAAGATCCGCAAGGATAATGATATGGACCCCGACGAGGTCATCTCCCAGAGGAGCTGGGGCAGAGTCTCCGGGTTGATGGTTACTTGGATCGATAACTTCCGGAACCTCGTCGGGAAATACCATATCTGCTTTAATGCCCATGAGAAACTAACAGAGCCGCAAGAGGAAGACGACGACCGGATAGCCCCCTCGGTTGGCAGCAATCTAATGAAGTCCGTGGCTTCGTTCGTTAACGGGGCCGTCTCAGTTATCGGTAATGCATATGTGCGGGAGGTTAAGCTAGAAGATAAATCAACCCAAATCCAGTTTTGCATGCGGGTAGGTCCCCATGCGTACTATGCAGCGAAGATCAGACGGCCGGTATCGGCGGGACCTGCGCCGGGGGTTATCGTAAACCCGACATTCGAGAAGGTTCTAAAGGTATCGAAAGGTGAGAGCCTTTCGGTGAAGAAAACAGTCAAGCGTAAGTAGGAGTTAATTTAATGGCATCGAAGGCAAAGCGGTCGCGGAAGTCACGTGCAGTCAGTATTGACTTCGAGGGCGTCGAGTCCGGTGGTTTTAATCTCGCGGACGGAACGTATGTTGCGGAAATTAGCTCCGCCGAGGAGAAGGAATCATCGGAGGGCAATCCGATGATCCTTCTGAAGTGGAAGGTCAAGGGCAAGAACGTCACGCTCTTCGACAATCTCTCGCTGCTGCCCCAGGCTCTCTGGCGTCTGAAGACGATGTTAGAGGCAATCGGCGTCGAGGTTCCGGACTCTGCGATGGAGGTAGACCTCGATGATCTCGAGGGTCAGAGCTGCAAGCTAGAAGTGACCAACGAGACCTACGAGGGGAAGGAGCGGCCGAAGGTCACCAACTACCTCTCCCTAGAGGATAAGGGCGGTGATGACGGCGAGGAGGAGGAGGAAGAAGAAGCCGAGGAGGAAGAGGAGGCTGAGGAGGAGGAGGACAGCAAGCCCGCCAAGAAGCCCGGCAAGAAAACTGCCGCCGCGAAGAAGTCGTCCAAGTCGAAGGACGATGAAGATGAGGAAGAGGAGGAGACCGAAGAGGAGGATGAGGACGATGAGCGCCTGAAGGCCGGTGCGAAGGTCAAGTTCAAGGATGAGAACAACAAGGTGATCAAGGGCAAGATCACCGCTATCGAGGATGATACGGCGACCGTAAAGGACACGGACGGCGACGAGTGGGAACTCGACCTCTCGGATCTCGAAGCTCTCTAGTATGCTCCTGACCGACCTCCGAAACTACCAGGAATCAGCGGTCAAGGCTGCCGTCCCCATCCTTACGGGTGGGGGCGGTTTCGCCTTCTTCCCCGACCCTCGGACCGGCAAGACGGTAACTAGTCTGGCTGTTGTCGATCATTTTAGACCATCCTGGTTAGTAGTCGTCTGCCCGAAGGCTGCCATTGCGGAGTGGCAGAGGCAGATACCGCAGCACCTACAGATCGACTGGAAGATGGAGGTGACGATAGTTAACTATGAGCAGCTAGTTAACTGGAGAAAGAAGTGGTATAAGTTCATGCGCAACGGTCCAGATGATATCTTTATCATCTGCGACGAGTCGCATTATATTAAGCGGCGGGGGACGTCACGTTCGCGAGTCGTTCGAAAGATGGGGCACTATGCGAAATATCGGCTTGCCCTAACAGGTACGCCGATCGCTCAGGGGATTATCGATGCTTGGGCGCAATTTGACTTTCTCGATCCTGGGATTTTCGGCAAGTACGATAGTACGGTCGAGCGGCAGGGCAACAAGATCATTCGAGTTATCGAGGAAGGTTTCGATGAACACTATATTCGATGGGGAGGTTTTAAGAAGCACGAGATCATCGGATACCGGAACGAGGATGAGTTTTACGAGAAGTTCCATAAATACTCGTACCGAATCACGCTCCGGGAAGCCCAGCGAGAGGAGGGGGGGACATCCGTTAAGCTCCGTCGGCGACTGATCGACATAGAGCTATCGAGTAAGACTCGTTCCGTCTATAACGAACTGATGGAAGAATTGCAGGTCGAGGTAGACCGCAAGCGCGTAAAGGCTAAGAACGTCCTCGCGCTGGTTACGAAACTTCAACAGATTACGGGTGGTTACGTCCAGAGCGAAGATGGGCCGGTAGCGATCGGGCATGAGAAGACCGAGGCACTTTACAAAGTCGTGCGGTCACTCCCGAGTCGCACGCGCTTTATCGTGATCTGTAGATTTATCTGGGAGATTGAGAACGTCGCCTATATGCTCCGTCGTCTGAACTACCGGGTAGCGATCGTCCGAGGAGGCCAGCCGTATGATGGTAAGTTCCAAGAGGATTGTCTCGTACTGCAAGTACAGTCCGGTATTGCGGTTGATATGGCCGCAGCCGATGCGGCGATACTTTATTCAACAGACTATTCGTACCTGAACTTTACCCAAGCCCGGTTCCGGATACTCTCCTACGGGAAACGGGAGGCCCAATACTTTTTCCTGCTTGCCAACAATACCGTCGATGGGCTAATCTATCAAGCGATCACCAGAAAGCAGAATCTAGCCAAGCTAGTCTGCGATACTTACCGCAACAGAAAAGAGGTACACCGTGGGAACCGAAGATAGCACTCAGGTCGAAGAGTCTCTGAAGGAACCGAAGGCCCCGAAGAAGAAGGCCGTCAAGAAGGCAATGAAGAAAGTCGCCAAGAAGGCGGAGAAGAAAGGGAATGGAAATGGCGCGAAGCGTCAGGCGGTCAAGGAGGAGGGAATCGTCTCCATCGTAGATCTCGCTGGCGAAGCCGGTATCACCGCTCAGGCCGTGCGGATCAAGCTGCGCGGATCGGACATCGAGCGCGGCGAAGGTCGCTGGAAATTCGAGGAGGGCTCGAAGCGCCTGAAGGAAGCGCGTAAGCTTCTCGGCATCGGGGCCTGATTCAATGAGAGGCCGGCTCTGTCAGGGCTCTTCCGGTAAAGGAGTCTGCGTAGTAGCTCAGTTGGTAGAGCGGGGGAACGAGAACCTTACCAGTTCACACTCCCCGGGTCGCGGGTTCAAGTCCCGCCACGCCAGAGCCGGCCTTTCTCCCTTACTCCTCGCAATCTGCGCACTCGCGCAGGCTCAAACTCCTACCCAGCTACCGCTGACTTGGTCGGCTCCGGCGATCGAGTTCACGAATGGAACTCCGATCCCGGGCGGTAGACTCTACGGTTACGAGATTGACTGGTTTGGTGCAACGTCGAACCCGTGGTATTCGTATGACTCCCTGTTCGTAGATCCGGCCGCGACTTCGGCGAGCATCCCCGTTATCTGCGGTAGCTATAGCATTACGATTAGCTCCGTCTTCTTCGACGGGAGCGGGGATCTCCTTATTAGTCAGCCCGCTGGCCCAATAACCTATAACACGGGCGTTGCTTGCCCTCCGTCGTTCTGGCCTACGCTGACCGTAAAATGAGCGAACAACAGCTCTGGAACTATCTCTCCCGGCTCTTGCCGGTAGATGGCCAGTATACACGGATCGAATCTCACGAAACGGCGACCGGCTTCCCGGACGTGCATTACATGCTCGCTGGGGTAGAGGGTACGATCGAGCTAAAAGACTCGCGGCATCCAACCGCTACTTACCCATTCGCCGAGGGCGGTCTGCGCGATGCGCAAAAGAACTGGCTCCGCGATTACCTCTACTCTGGGGGGCGTCCCCTCGTCTGCGCGCGGATCGGAGACCCGATTTACTTTATCGAGGGTCGAAACGCTCTGAGAATAAACGGCTTTAAGCAAGAAGAATTTTCACTTTTCGCGACTCTGGTACTTTTGCCTAGGCAGCGTGCTCGATCGTGTGAAAAATTGCACGATTTGCTGGTGAAAAAGCTTACTTTTGTGAACCGAGCTGAATTAGACTAGCCTTCGTTCGCAGCAAACCTGCGCGGGTCGCACTGCGATGGGGGAGGAGTAGGTATTCATTCCGTCGATCCCCCCCGCTGCGAATATCTCCCGCTCCGGCGTCAAACGGAGCGTGGGAAGGGTAAGCGGCGTCTCCGCCTCCACCACCGAGTGAGAAGACGCACTAACCCACTTTATCGCCCGAGCCGGGGCGTTAGCTAAGTTCCGGCCACCGTGCGAGCCGTGAAAGCTCGCCGTCTTGGGTAGGCCATCGGGCTGACGTTAAATGCGCGGTGCCCCTGGCCGGCGGCAGGTCCCGACCGCCGGTGCATTTTTCTGAGGTTTGAGTTCTTTATCGTGCGAGGTTTCAGGGGGGTTTATGGAGCAATCCGTCCGTAATATTTATGTTGAGTCTGGCGCTGGAGAAGAGTCCTATAAGGGCTATAAACCAGCGCTCTGCTTCCGAGGTCGCAAGCATGTGCATTGCGTTATCAACGACGAGACCCGGGTCAGGGTCATTACGATCGAGATTAAAGACTACGACAGGGCGAGTCTCGTTCCTTTCCACGGTTCCGAGTATCCTATCGAACGTTTCAAGAGAACTATGCTATCTGTGGGCGCCCGCAAGGGGATTACTGCCCGCGCCGCCCTGCTCCTGCGCCTGCCAAACGGTGCCGAGGAGCCGGAAGAGCTACCCCCGGACGACCCGGTAAACCCCGCGCCGGCCTTAGCCTCCGCTCCGGAGCCGGCCAAGGCGCGGCGGACCCTTACCCTACCGCCCCCCGACCCGGCGAAAGCCGCCAAGGCGGTCGGTGCTGCCGCCGATCGGGGGACCCTAGTCGCTCGCATTGCTGCCGAGCTAAGGATCACCCCCCAGCAGCTTAGGGTTAAGCTTCGGGCCAATGGGTTACGCGCTCCCTATACCGATGAGCAGAAGCTTCGGACTGCTCTGAAATGACCAACTTTGAAGCGGCTCTCGCAACGGTAGAGCGCTGGCGTTGTCCCGAGTGCCGAGGTCGAGGCAAGAAGGATGATGGGGAACCTGGTGACTCGTACTACCATGAGTGGAACTGCGATACCTGTCGGGGTACTGGTATACTGAATGCCTCTGTAATAACCGTAACCGTAGAAGCGGGGGCGTAATCATTTCTTGAGGACTCTTCGCCTACGGATCGGGCATAACTGTTGAGGTGTTAATATGGGTTTGGAATTAAAGAAGGGTGATCAGGTAATCTTCCTGGTTGATCGTTCCGGGTCGATGGCGACCTCGGACTGCAATGGGGATACTCGTTACAACTACGTCCGAGAGACCATCAAGGCTTTCGTGCGTGGGGCGGCGAAGTACGATCCGGATGGAGTCTCGATTCACTTCTTCAACAATCGAGTCGAGAGCCACGAGGACGTAGCGACTCCGGAGGCTGTCGACCAGCTGATCGATACGCATGGCACGGGCGGCGGTACGATGACGGACCTCGCTCTTGCCGCCGCATGGAAGGAGCATCGCCGGAAAGGAAGCTCCGCGAGCTTCGTGGTTTGCTTTACCGATGGTGACCCGTCCGATCGGGATGCGGTCGAGAAGCAGATCATCAATATCACGAACGCGATGCAATCACCGGAGGAATTCCGCATCATGTTCCTGACCGTCGGGCAGCGCTCGCCGGAACTCGAAGCATGGTTGGAGCATATCGACTCGTCCCTGACCGGAGCGAAGTACGATATCATCGGCCACGAGGCAGCCGAGAAGGTGGACTTCGAGGGGGCCATCGCCGATCTGATCGGAAGCTCGACGACGACGGCGGAGGCCGCAGCCGGCGATACGAAAGGCAAATCAACCAGCCACATCTGACCGTGCCGACCCGGGGGTGGCCTTCGCCCCCGGTCTTTTTCAACGGGGGAATCTAAGTCATGCTACTCTTTCCACTTATTCTGCTCGGGTCTGTGATTTTCCTCGACATCTGTCTATCGGGGGATAATGCCGTCGTCGTAGCGATGGCAGCGAACGCTCTGCCGAAGGAGAGTCGTGATAACGCCATCTTCCTCGGAATGTCTCTTGCTTGTCTCCTGCGAATCGTTCTCGCGATTGCGGCTACCGCGCTTCTACGCTCTCATATCCTCGCCTTCGTCGGGGGTCTCGCCCTGCTCTGGGTAGCCTATAGGCTTGGGAAGGACCTCCTAAATAAGGCCGAGGACGAGCCCGGCAAGGTCAAGCCCTGCGGTAGCCTCGGCGGCGCGCTAGCGACGATTGTCATTGCCGATGCGTCGATGTCTCTCGATAACGTGCTAGCCGTTGCGGCTCTCGCCCGAAACCATCCGTTTATTATGATCCTCGGGATCGCGGCCTCGATCGCAATGCTGGCCTTCGTCGCACGCAAGATTGCTACACTCCTCGATCGTTACCCCTGGATTAACTGGGTAGGACTAGTCCTGATAGTTTGGGTAGCCCTCGATATGATCTTCGGGACCTACGATTCCACGCTGATGATGATACGGTCATGAGGATTAGCCCCGGACAGTTCATGGGCTTCTAGCTATGGTAACCTTCGGCTGCCAGATCGTTACTCCTACCGTCCTAGAGGGCTTCGGGCTTACCTTGATAGCCGATGCATTTCTGATCGCTATAGTGGTTAAGTAATATGAGCGCCGAAGACTGGATAGGGGACAGCCACTGGACGGACGAGGACGAAGCCTATGCGGCTGAGTATTTCCGCACCCCTAAACCGAGGAAACTGAAAATGCACCGCTACAAGATTCTCGTCGTCATTAGCACGACGGCGGGAGGACTTACTAGCCAGCTCCTGCACTACATCTCCTATGACGACGCCGAGACCGCTTACGAGGCTCTGAATAAGAGCGAGAAACCTGTCGGTTTGACCGTTAGCTACATCCGACTGTACGAGCGCGAAGAGCGCGGCTGGAGAGAGAAGAGATGACCTCCCGTTCGAAGATAGTCTCTGTTTTCGTTCCCTTCGAAGTCTTACCAGAAGGGGGAGAGAAAAAGCGCGATGATCTTCCACGGTTCTTGACTTCTACAGAGATCAGGAACTATATCATAGCCAATCGTAACGAACTCGCGAACTGGTTAATCCAATGGAGGGAGCATACGGAGAAGGAGCTGATCGATGAATATTTCGCTGGGGTGGGTACTCCCGGCTTTCGGAGGCAATAACTATGGTAGTCTGGGTCGTCTACGGTTTGGTATTCGGATTCCTGCTCTCGGTCATTGCGATCGTCTGCCGTGCGCAGCGCCGGCAGCGCCCGAACTACTGGCCTACGCGGGAGACTCGTTCGAGCTTCGCGAGTAGTGATCGCGTCCCGGACTGGAGAGTCCACACCCAGAAGAAAAGCTGATGTGCGGTCTCGGCCTGCCGTGCGGTAAACCTAGCTGCGAGTGGTATTGTAATGTCGGATATCAGTCTGGATCGAGTAATAGAGGCACTGGAGACGTTCCTCCACGCGAATATAGATGTACCTCTCGTCCACCTGAACCGAATCGAAGCGGCGTTCCTACTCGACCACCTGCGCCGCTTACAGCTCTTTGACGAGCGGGAGACTCGCTTCGCGCAGAGCCGGCACGGCGCGAGCGTTACCGACTGTATAGGGTGGCTATACCTTCAGAAGCGGCACGCCGAGACCGCTCGCGATACTGCGAGCAATATGGAAGCTCGCATGTTCCAAGCCGTTATCGATCACCTCCAGGAGTTGCATGGCCGACGAGAGAGCGCCGATCGAGCAGCCGAGGCTAAGCGCCGGGAACAGGAGGAAGCCGCCCGGCGCGCGGAGGCCGAACGGAAAGAGCGCCGGAAGAAGTATGAGGAGGCGAAGTCGAAAACTCAGCAGGAGTGGGAGGGATTCTTCCGCGACCAATTCGGGTCGGCCTACGCCGACGAGATGTACCGGGCCTTCTATGGTGCAGGCTTTAACTTCAGTGATTTCGCCACTGGTCGTCGATCGGGGAGAACTAATAGCTCGGAGGAGTTCCGCTGGAAGCAGGACTCGAAAACTCAAACCCCTCCCCCGCCTATGGGCAAGCTGACGTGGTACGAGATTCTAGGGGTTAGTGCAAACGCGACGAAGGACCAGATCAGAAGGGCTTATCGTAAGCTCGCCGCGCTACACCACCCGGACCGGCCCGGTGGCTCGCATGAGAAGATGCGCGATATCAACGCCGCCCGCGACGAGGGTCTAGCCGGCGTGTAGAGCCGCCCCGCGCTTGGCCGCTTACCAGAGGCATTACCGTCCGGTCGGTATCAGCATTGACTAGCCCGGTCAGGGTCTGCGATGCTTGCGCGATCCCCTGCCCCCTTCGGAGCTGTTGTGCCGCCTGCTGGACGAGAGGATGCTGCATAGCGGTGCGCGAGGAGGTAAGCGCACCGGCCGCGCTCGAAGCATCCCGATTCGCCAGGTGTGTGATTGCGTCCTTGATTGCCGCGATCGCATCAGCCCCTAGTCGGACCTCGCCACCGACATCAAATTTCATGCGATAGTTCGGAGCCTTCGCGAGCTTCGCCTGCATCTTCGGTAGCTTCTCCATCGGCCCCTTTAAGTGGGCGAAGACGTTGCGTGTTACTCCGGCCATCGGAATGTACGGCATCTTCATATGCGTCATATACCCGATGCTTGGCGTATGCATCATCGCGCGGCCGGCATGCGCCGGGGAGCCGGTAAACTGCTCCAAAGCCGATTCGATCTCGCCACCTTCGGCGTGCATGTACTTACCCTCTGCCTTATCAGCTTCGTGGAACTCGTGCGCTACGGCGCGCGACGGGAGCTGGTGATTCGGATGCGACGGATGCCATCCGTGATCGATCGCGGACATCAGCATCGCCTGCTTCTTCGTGGTTGATGGCATAGATCACCTAATGGGATTCGGCTTCCTCGATTACCGGTTCAGAATCGGAGGGCTCCGAGAGCCAGGCCAGGGGTGCCTTCGTCGTCGGCTGCGATCCGGCCCCCGCCCACCCGGCGAACTGATCGAGAGCTTTGCGAGCCAGGGTACCCTCCTCGGCGAGCCGCGAAGCTGCCATCAGGGGACCGACCTGGCCGGCGAGGTCTTCGGCATCTTCCGCGAGGCCCTGTGGCTCGCCGATCCCCGTGTCTTTCTTGACCGCCTGATTAAGCCTACCGAGTCGCGCACTCGCGTTCCTCGACCACTGGGGATCGAGAGCGTGAATAAGGTCGTGATCGTTCCCGTTCGGCCCGGGCGTGATCTTCATCAGCAATTCTTCGAGCCCGGCCATCGAGTCCGGGATCGAGAGCGCTTCGTCTACGATCCCCGGAGGAGTCGCCCCGCTATGAGCGATACCGCCTAAGAAAACGGGGTTTCCGTTCTTATCCGTTCCATAGAGCTGTTGGGCGCCACGTACCGCAATCCGGGCCTCTGCATCTGGAGATATCTTGATGAGGTCGAGCCCCGGTAGCGGGATGTGATTCCCGTAGTAGCCGAGACGCTTCGTGTTCTCGATTGCCTGCTTTAGCCAAGCGAGCGCGGAGTGGGTTGATCCTCCGCCCGCGAATGCCTGACGCTTCGAGAGGAAGCCGGGAGTCAGCGGGTTCCGGATCGGCGCCGGCTGCGCCGTTGCGGCCTTATACAGCGGGTCCTCGGTCGGCTGCTGCAACGGTGACCGCGGTGCATCCGGATGACGAGCACCGGCCTCGGCTGCCTGGGCCGCATGTTCGTCTGCAATCTTGTTTAGGTACTTATCTATCAGCTCGCCGATATCCTCGACGACGCCGCCCGCGCCGTAGGCCGGCATCTGCATTGCGGGCTGATAGAGACGAGCCATCCGATCGAGAGTCATCTCTTGAAGCATTTCAGGGGGCATCTCTTGAAACATCATCATCTCGCCTTCCGGTATACCCGGTATCTCCGGCTGTGGAGCGAGGAGGTTCTGTTGCTGCTCCGAGTCGTCGACACTTCCACCATCATCGAAACGTATTTCGGCCTCTCCGCCTCTCTTAAAAAAAGGAATGCCCGTTGACTTAATCTTCTCTGCCAGCTCCGGTGTAATCTCCAGTGCGGGGAAGGTCTTCGTTTCCTGGCCCGTAACGTCGTGAGAGTGTAAACCTTGCCAGATAGAGTGAGCTTGATCTAAGTGCTCTGATAACCTCTGTGCTTCCGTATTCCACTCCCGAGGCGACATGTAGTCATTCGGATTCATCGCCGAAATTTCATCCCCGTACTCATCTACATACGGTTCATCTCCGTGCAAACTATGTTCATGGGCTATAGAGTCGTAATTATTTAGCGTATCCAGTGCCTTTTGTGCATTAGTAAGATGATGTCGTAGAGAAGCCGTTTCTGCATTAGGACCTCCCATCTGGGTAATCATCCTTTCAAAAGCACTTCCGTGCCATTCCCCTCCCATCTGATAATGGGAAAGTAGCTCAGAGGGCGTATCATAGCCTAGCTCTTCGAGAAGGGGTATGCGTGGAGCTTGCACCTCCTCTCGTGAGGCTATCTGCAACGGCAAATCCTTAATGTCTGTCCCGTACATACGAGCGAGCTTGCGGAGTGCCGAAGGGTAGACATTCCCATAGACATGCTGCATACCGGCATCGCGGCCCTCTTCCGTCCCGTACCTGTCTATCTGGGATTGAGGATCGATCAACGCGAGATAACGGTCACCCTGCTGGATAGAGTTAAGAAGTTGTTTCTTTAGTTCCAGCAA